TTCCTAATGGATATTCTTTTCCTTCTTTATCTGTCATAGGAACAGGACCAGCAGATTGAAGAGCAGCTGAATCTAAATCACCCATTTCACCCAATACCATAGGTGCATACTCAGAACTTGATACTGTAGTAAATTCTCCAGTTGCTTTTAATTTATCTGCAGCTTCTTTGTACCTAGCATTGTTTACAACAATCATCCTTTTCTCACCTGATTCTGTTACAGGGATATTAGTGTTTGCATTAATGTCCTTAAGGAGAGGTGCTGTTCTTGGGTCTTCTGCATTTACAAAGTCAAGAGTGATAACCGGACGTATTGATACCAACTCCTGAAGTTCTGTTCCTGAGAAAGTATTCTTTCCATTGGCCAGATGTTTCTCAATAGCAATCTGTATAGCAGAAGCTACCTTATAATCTTCTTGGAACTTTTCAAGTGCCTCTTGAGCAGTCATACCCTTTGGTATTTCCATCAGCTTTTCAAACTGTTCAACAGAAAGATCCAAAGCATTCAGCTCCTGACCATCTATTTTGAATACATAGAAGCCGGCATTTGTTAAATAACCAATAGGTTGGTTTTTGTAACGAAGCTGTATTGAATACTTTTGTGGTTTAATGTAAACAACTTCATTACCTGGTATAGCAGCTTTAGCTTGCCCTGCTGGTCTTTCTGTAACTATAATAGATAAACCTTCATCCAAATCAGCTTGTGATAAAGATGATAGTGTATTAGCAAGTCTTTGTTCTGCTTGTTCAACAGTATCAACATACTTGCCGGTTTTTATATCTTCCAGTCTATGAGCAGCAACACTAACTTGAGAGTCAAGGATCTGCATTTTAGGAAGACCTTCAAGAGATGTTTTAGCACCAGAACCTTGTTGCTCTAATGCTGCAAGTTTTGCTTTTAATTCATCTAATGCTTTTTTATCATCTTTTGGAAATTCGGCTAATGCTAATTTTTCAGCTTCTTCTTTTGGGGCACCTTTGGCAATAAAATCATCAATCCTTGCTTGTAAATTATCCTCAAGTTGCTTTATTGCAAACTTTATCTCAGCTCTTTGGGCATCTATATCAGATACAGGTGTACCAGTACCTTGTTCTGATTTTTCAATCAGGTTTTTAATACTATCAAAATACTTCTGAGCTTCTTCCTTAAAGTTAGTAAGGTTGTTGAATGTAAAACGGAAGCTTGCAAGATCTCGTGCTTGTTTGTAAGCATCATCCGAATAAGCAGTAATCAGAGGTATATCATTAATTGCAAAGATTACATTGATTGCTTTAACTGTAGCATCTGTTCTAACATCAGCTTGTTCTATACTTGGAACATCATCAATAAGCTTTTGTATCTTCTCTACTTTAGATACAGATGTACCGGGAGTAGAAGTAGTACCTGTAGCACCCGGAACAGGAGTAACAAGTTGAGCATCAAGATCGGCAATCAGCTTTGTATACTTTGCATTGATCTCTTTTTCATTCTTTTCTCTGAGAGCAAGATCCGCATCAGATAAAGGCTTTTGAGGAGTATGAGGATACTTCTTTCTGTTCTCTTGTAGTTCTTTGTTCCACTGTGCCTGTAACCTTTTCTTTTCAGCAGCTAGTGCAATAGCTTTTTCTTTAGCAAGCCTTTCAGCTTTCTGTTCATCTGTTTCCGGTTCCTCTTTGGCAAAATGTTCTTTTATTATTGCCTCCACTTCAGTACTACTCAGTACCCCTCTCTTGGCATTGTTATAAGCAGTATCAAGCTTATTTTCCAACTCACCATTCTCTTTCAGCCAGTTTTCAGTATCTTCTGATAGTACCCTTTTAGGATTAGAAGTATAGCCACCTGAAGGTGAAGCAATGTATTCATCTTGTCCATAGTAACTGATCAGGTTCTGTAAAACCTCATCTGGTACAGGAAGCTCAGATTCTTTATCTTCATCTTCTTGTTCTTCTTCTTCTTCATCTTCTTCTACTTCTGTACCAGTAGAAGCTGCTGTCCTGTTCTTAGCTTCTTTGACGTGCTCTTTTTTTATCTTTTCTTTTGCAGCCTCTGCCCCCTCTTTCATCTTCTGATACATCAGAGCAAAGTTCTTAGGATCAGAAAGTACATTCAATGCAGCTACATAATGACCATTGTCTTTGTTCAAAGTATTAAAGTCAATCAGATAACCAAATACCTCATTCACCTCATTTTTATCCAATGTAGGTGCTGTTTTATCATACTGTGTATTTACTGCAGAAATATAGCCGGTAAAACTATTCTTCATGTTTTCTTGAAGCTCAGTTAAATCGGGTGCAGTTTCCATACCCTTAAGCTCATCCAGGATTGTATGTAAAACAAACCACTGCTCAAGGTGCTTTTGTTGCTCCTTGTTATTTTTTATCTGCTCGGTTATTGTAGCATCTTTAGTTAAACCTTCAAGATTTGTAAGTTCATCTTTTAGACGGTTTAGCTCAACTGAGGCATTAAATGAACTACTAAGTACATCAAAAGACTTGTTTGCCGATGCACCAATACCAGGAATAGCAGCAGCTTTTGCTCTCAGTTCTGCAGCTCTTTCAAGTGTTCTTTCTGCATGATGAGATGTGGTTGCCAGTACTTCTATAGCATCATCAAGTATCTTCTTAGCTACTTTGGCATTCTGATAATCCTTAGAGTCTTTTGCATAAAGCTCCGGCTGTATCAGATACGCAAATTTGTCTTTAAGGTTTTCCCAATTATCATGATATTTTTCAATATCCTTTACAATAGACTGAGTAAAGGCCCTGGCACTTGTTTTGGTACTGCTAGTTTTCTTTAGACCGAATGCCTGTTCAAACTGTTCATCTGTAAGACGTTCTCCAAGCTCACTAATGCTATCTACAAATGATTCATAGTTGCCGGTCTTTATGGCAACAGATACTGCACTTGCAAAAGCATCATCTTTGGCATTATGAAACTCATATCTATCATTTCCTTGTAAAGCAGCTTGCATGTTTTTATCTGCCTTACCTTGTACTTTTATACCGTTAATATGTTCGTTCAGTGCTTTTGTAGGATCAGTATACCATGTATTAAGAATATCAAGATTTGCTTTCATGATCTTCTTGTGAGCATCTACTTCTCCTTGGTACTGCTTATTGATTGATGCATTGGCTTTTTTAAAGCCGGCCATTGCAGCACTCTGTACCGGTGTAATAAATAGACCTGTAGCGGCACCCATTAAGAATGTCTGCCAACCTTCCATGCTCAACTGAGCTTGTAAACCCTTACCCCAATCTGCAGAAGTAAGATCTTTCACAAAGCTGTTACCATCAATATCTTTACCTCCGTCATAGAGATTTTTATAGTAATCAGTAAAGGTTACATCAGTTGCATTCTGCAGTATCTCTTGCAGACCCTCACCAATTTGAAGTTTTGTAGCTTGTGATCTTTTGCCTACTTGCCACAATGCTGTACCTAAACCAAAATCCTTACGGATAGTGTTGAAGTTGGAAAGAGCACCAAGCCTACCCTTAAGATATGCCTGTGTAGCTTTCTGTCCTTCTTTAAGACCAGCCCCTCCTGCTGTAGATGCAATATCCCTTTTAAGTTTACCTGTAACACTAAAAAGCTCACTTTCTCCTTGCTCCAGAGCTTCTCTCATTAAACGAGAAGAAGAACCAAACTTGTTAATTATATTACCAAACTCAAGCTGATTAAATGCAAGTAATAATGCAGTATTGGCTACAAACACATCCGTAGCAGCAGCATAGGATGTTTTTCTTATCCTTTCCAGATCATTACCTACCGGTAATTGACCATTGTTCTTTTCCTGCCAATCATTCAAAAAGCTACCATACATCTGTCCGTAGGTATTGGCAGCTTCAAAACGAGCTTCTGTAGCAGCAGTATTTAATGCTGCACCGAACCTTGTAATACCACCTACACCCATTGCTGCAAGTTGGTATTTTGATGCACCTGCACCATAAGCTTCTGCCATTTTACCTATACCTGTAACATCCGTAACTTGTTCACCAATCCAAGAAAGTACTCTTTCTCCATATCCTTTTATTGCTGTAGGATCTGCTATCTTTCTTGCATCATTAATAACCTTTCCTTTAGATGCAAGCTGGTTTGTCTTTTGTAGCATGTTTAATGTCTCTGCACCTTCTTCTGTTGCAGACAGACCTTTGGCTAACCAACCTGCACTTTTAGCTACTGCACCAAAACCTTCACCTATTCCCCAGGTAAGGGCCATCTCAGAAAGGAACTGTGCACCGGCACCCAAAGAGAAACCGGATTGTTGTACCATGTCACCAACAAACTCTCTGTTAAATACACCAAAACCGGTATCCTTTACAGGGCTTTTGAAGATTGCATACTTGTTAAAGATTGCTTTCTGTTCCTCATCTTTTTGCATTAACTCTTCAGGAGAACCTGCAAGCCTTTGCATAAAAGTCTCATCACTGTTCCAGTTTGTAAATGCATTGGCCATATTAGCCCACCCTTTCCAACCTTCAACAAAGGTATTTTTAGCAAGTGCCAGTGAACCACCAACAGCATTGCTCATTACATCACCCCATGTCTGTGCACCTGCATACTTGAGCTCATTTACATCATAAGACTTACCATCAATAGTTTCATATCCTGCATAAGGATCAAAACCCTTAGTAGTAAAATACTTACTTTGAGTAAACCTATCTGCTTGAGTTTTATTCCAATCAAACTGAGTAGGTGCCAGTTTTTCTTGTAAAGTAGGTGCATCTATATAGTTACCGAAACTACTTTGACTATTATCAATAACTGGAGGATTATTACCTATAGGAGATATGAATGCATCCGGAGATGGCACGTTTGGAGTTACAGGAGTATCAAGCGATAAAGATGACTGATTGCTTGCTAAAGGTATGTACTCTGAAAAGTTTGACATAAATTCTTTTTATTGTTGGAATCCAAATTTCTTGTAAATATCACCAAATGTTTGAGTGTTAGATGAGGAAGGTTTATTTTTATTAGCATCTAGTAACATCCTTCTTTTTTGCATCTCTCCCAATATCCAGTTATTTTTCATATCCTCGCAGATATGATCAATACTATAACCACCTTCACCTACATTAAATACTGCAGTTGCTTGTGGAGTAGATTTAGGTTTACTGTTTTCCATTATAAACTGGCCGGTTTTTTCATCAACTTGCCACTGACTTGTATATACATACATCCTTGTAAATAAACCTTTTTCATTCTTACTGTTAGGATCAGGTTTTACTGTGTACACAAAACCATTTGCTTTTTCAAAATCGTCTTGTGTTATACCTTTTGGATCAGTAAGAAGTTGACCATAACGGTATAGTGTTTCAGGTCTTGGTAATTGTTGCAATACCTCAGATTTTGCATTGTCTGCAATATCCATATAAATAGTGTCAAGACTTTTAATTTTAGCAACACTAACACCTCCTATTGTTTCATTGTCTTTATCACCTTTTCCAAGCTGAGTGCTTATACGAATAGCCGGCACACCGTTTGGACCAAAAGGAATGTATGTTACTGAGCCAGCAATATCATAAATAAAGTCTTTGAACTTTGCATTTGTTATTGCTTTTTGTATATCAGTATCAATACCATTTTCAATTTGTTTATTGCTACCATCTACAATATACATGTTCTTCCTGTTAATAGGAGATTGCATAGTTTTTATTATAGCTTCACCAGTCTTTTTCTGTACAGGATCAATTTCTTGTTTATCTGTACCAGACAGATCAAAAGTAAGTTCAGGAGAAGACTCCCCTGTAGCAAATTGAGGTAAATTAGCAACTACTTTTGATGACAGTGTATTTAATTTATTTTGAATCTCATCAGGTGAACCGTATTTAGCTGCAGGCGTGTTAGGATCTGGTGGAACATTGTCCCAACGATGTGAATTGTCTCTTATAACTGTAACATAATCAAGACCGCTTCCTCCTGTAGCGGGGCTTTTATATGTACCATAAATATATTTATGCCACTCTTTCATCAATTCATCACGATTCATTGATGGCATAAAATGTTTAAAATCCTCTATTCTTTTTTTATTTACTCCAACAATATGAGAACCTTGGTCTTTAAATAATTCACCAATGGTTTTATTTTTCCACATTTCTGCAACTTGTTCAGGAGTAAAAGTAATTTCTCCTTTTTCTTTATCTTTTACAGTAAGACTTGGAAAAGAAGAAGCCATATCTTTAGCAGTAATTATGTCATAAGTTTTTTCTCCTGTTTTAGGATCAATTGTAGTTTTTATTAACTTATTAAATTCCCCTTTTGTATTGTTTGTTCTGAGAAATTCTGATAGGTTTTTTTGATAATCTCCATTTAGTTTTAAAAGCTCTGCAGAGTTCTTTTGTATAACCTGGTTCTGCAATGCCATCTTCATGACAAGTGATTGCTTTTCAGGATTTACTGTCTTAAAAAGAGGATCTGCAGCATCTGTACGAGCCATATTTCCAAGTGCCTCTCTTATATCGTTAGGATGACTATCTGCAGTAAATTTCTTGTTCTTATTTTCAGGAAGACTGTTTAGAACATTAGCTATTTTTTCACGCTCTGCTAATGAGGAATTGTCATATTTACCTGTAGCAAGATAGTTGTTGTATGCACCGGAAAGAGTAAGTATCTCGGGACCATTTAGACCATTTGGTACAATATCCTCAGATGCCATGTTCAGCATCCCATCTGCTCCAAATGACTCTCTATTGATATCAGTAGCCAGTTTTAATTTAGCAAGATTGAGGCTGTCTATTGTCGATACCTTTCTGACGTTTGTACCGGTCATATATACATCACCTGATCCAACATCAATACCTGATTGAGATGCAGAAGCACCTACACCTTTCATTGTAAACCCTTGACCGTAATACTTGTCCAAATCTTCTTGAGAAAGGGTACCTGCTTTTGCTTTAGCTTGTAACAGCTTTATATCAATTTCTTCCTGCTTTTGTGCAATCCCGGCTTCAGTCTTAAGTAAGTCCATTTGTTGCTTGAATGCATCTGCAACTTGTTTATTTACTTCTTGCTGTACAGGATTTACCTTTATCTCTATAGATGAAAGGTTTGCCAGGCCTTTAGCAAAAGCATCTGCATCCTGAGACAGATATACATTCTGTATGTAATCCTTTGTGTTTGTTGTTATATCTAATACTCTTTTCTTGTAAAGATCTGAATTAGGATCAACTGCTTTGATATAATCTTCAATGTTTGTTGAAAACTTAGTCGGATCTGTCTGAACATAACCAAACTCTTTAGTAAAAAGCTCTTCGGTTCTTTTTGCTTGTTCTTCAAAAGCTTTTGCCTGACTAAGGTTATATTCAATATTTTGTTGATCTTCAATAGAAAGAGGTTTTCCTACACCGTCTTTAGGATAACCGTTTTCATCAAGATCCATATAAACAATATTCTTTCTTCTCCATTCTGCTGCAGTTTTTCTGTAATCAGCAATGTTGCCGGCATACCATTTTACATTACCTGCTATTGCTTTATCTGCAATTAAGCCATTAACCTGATCCTGTGATAAATTGGGATTATCTTTTCTGATCTGATCAGTTTCCATCTCGAACCTGGCTATAGAAAGAACTCTATTTTGCTCTGCATACTCCGGCCTGGCAGCTATTGACTTGTATACAGAAGAGTATGCCTCTACAGATTTTGGTCCATTTGTGGTAATAACCATTGCATTACCATTGGCATCAACAGTTTTTATATAACCTACATCACTTATCTGCTTTTTTGCAATTTCTGAAATATTTACAACACCTATAGATTTCCTTCTCTCCAGTTTACCATATGCTTCATTGGTCATAGGAGCTTTTGCAAGCTGCTCATAACCTTTACCCAAATAGTAATCTATAACAGGATTGTAAAGTTCTCTTTCTTCTTTAGTCTTGGCACTCTTCATTGCCTCCTGTTTGGCAAACTCATTCTGATAATGAGAGGTATCTGCAATGTTCTGCAAGTAAAGCTTGTCTTCATAAAACGGGGCCAGAATATCATCAGCTATCTGCACATTCTTTGGATCAGACAGATCCGTAGCAGCAATGGCCTTCATTTGGTCAAGTGCCTGTTTGCTATAATCCTGCTGCCGCTTGGTAGCTTCTTCACCAGTTACCTTCTTATTAAAAAGAGAAGAGTATGCAGTCTTTACTTCTTTAAATCCCTGCTCATATTGCTGATTAGCTTTCATTTGCATACTTTGCAGAAAACCAAAATCAGGCTGGTACACCGGCACTGGTGTTAGGCTGCTTGGGACATTTTCGAGCCAATTATAATCCATAACAGTATAAATATACGAGTTAAACAATTAAGGTGCAAATAATCGGTTGGAAAAACCTTTTATGTGCACCTCTTGATATTTTTTGTAAACATTTTATGTTTAGTCCATTATCTTATGAACTTTTGTAAGGCACTACCTCCATATTTTTTAAACACACCTCTTTCACGGAGCAGCTTATACATATCACCTGATTCATGTTTTATCTGCCTCTTAGCAAGTTCATTTCTTTCTGCCATTGTAAGTTCAGAAAGCTTCTTGTTTTTTACCTCAGGGTAGATACTACCATCATAACCATTATTGCTCCAAGTCTTTAAAGCTTGGTTAACAGTAGTATCTTTCTTGTAGTAGTTTGATTTCATAACACCATCTACTTCACCAAAGAGTTGTGTCTGGTAAGCTTTAAAACCTGTGTTGAGATCCGGGAACATAGCAAAGTGACCTTTACCATCCCTTTGTTTAATACCGGAGTCTACTGCTCCAAATAACTTACCAAACTTAGGACTATAGATCATATTGCCCGGGTTGTTTGTTATTGTAGCAATATCTCTTCTGCTTGCCTTTTTTGACGACAAACCTTTTAAAGGTGACTGTTCTGTTTCTATCTCCAAAGGTTCTGTACTTTGTACAGGCATTGTATAGGCAGTATTATCTACTGCATTAAATGATACGTCAGGGCCACCTGCAAGTGGTATAAAGTTTCCTCCTATTTGATAGTAAGGTGCCATTTCCGGCATTGCCATGTGAGAACCACCATACCTCATCATACCTCCATATTTACCTGCAGCAGTACCTGTACTGGTTGTTTTATCCCCTGTAACAGGATCTGTATGTTGAGTTTTTACAGTACCTGTACCCTTAGTAAGAGCAGCAAGAGCTTGTTCAAATGACCACCCTTTCTCAGACATCAATTTTGAAATCATGTCTGGGAAATTACCATCGCTTCCACCTTTAATATCTTTCCAATACCTTGCTTCTGCATCACCGGGTTTAAACACCGGCATTTGTGTATAAGGATCAATGTTAAAGTATGGAGATGTTTTATTAAGCCACGCTGTTTTAACTGCAGTATCGTGCTGTTTTTGCTTCCTGTCAGCCCATTCAGCTTGAAGTCTACCCATTTCCCTTTGATAATCCCTAGCAGCCAAGAAGTTGCCCTTATTAAGTTCGGCCAGCCTGTTAGCTTCCATTGCCATTAATTGGTTGGTTATCTGTGCAGCTTGTGCATTTGCCTGGTTAGCTATAGCAACATTCTGGTTAGCATACTGTGCTATTGTATCTGCAGCTTGTTTTCCTGCCTCTCCCTGGTATGCCAGACCTGTTGCTCTTGCAGCTCTTGCATTGGCACTTTGACCGGCCATTTCCATAGCATTCCTTGCCATCTCCTGTTGAGCAGCTATTGCCCGGGTAGGATCCATAAATACTGTTTCAGGAATAACAGCCTGTGGTACCGGTTCATATGGTACAAATTTTCTAAGCTGTGCCATCTGAGCAAGATTCATTACATCACCGTACAGATTAGGGTTTGCAAAAATCCCCGTTCTTTGTTTAGCTGTTCTATTTTTCTTTTTGTTTTCGTTTGTAACAAGTGCTTCTGTATCAGTAGAAACAAAAGGTGTCATTGGGGGAACATTTACAGCAGTTGCTGCAGATGTCTGAGGCGAAACAGAAAGAGGACGAAGGGGCAATACTTCTTGACCTTGCATTTGGTAATTTGTACCTGCCCATGGTACAGGATATTCTTCTAAAGAATAAGGAGAAGATAGCCCTGTTATTGGTAATCTATCCAAATTTGGATTTCTACCAACTATATCCAAAAACTCATTATATGGCAATTCAGGATTTTGTTGCTGTTTTGCAACGGAAGGTTGCATTTTATACGGAGAAGGTACAGTTTTAGCAACTTGTTGATTTGCATTAGTATTTGGAGTCCATTGGCTTACAGGAATAGCTTCTTGCCAATTAGGAACAGTACCTAAAGATTGTAATGTAGTTGGGTATAGTCCGGCATACTGCATTGTAGGTCTTTGTATTTGACCTTTATATTCAGACATCACCCAATCATTTATATTCACATTACTATTTTTATTATCAGTATCTGTTTGTAAAACAGGTGGTACAGGAACTTCACGAGCAGTCAGTATTCCTTTTTTGATAGGGAGATTTACCGGCCTTGAAACTTTACTTTTTGTAACTGTTTCTTGTAAAGGGGATGTAGCATTTTCTGTAGCAGGATACATTGGTTTATACCAAAGCTCCGGTTCATAACGCTGTCCTTGTAACTGATTGTAAACCAATAACTCTTTAGGTGTTGGATTTCCAGAACCTACTCTATTTTTTACATGTTCAAAAAGTGCATTAAACTCCTTAGTATTTTTTATCTGAGGGTATGCATCAATCAGTCTTCCATAAGTACTTTTTCCATCTTCTTCAATTACCCCAATATGACCAAGATCTTTTGCTCCAAAACCTTTAGGGTCTAAATGGTAAAGACCATTTCTTTCTGCATTTTTCCAAAGAACATCGTGATATAATTCAGGATCATTTACAGGTTTACCGTTTACAAGTATCTGAAAATCTTTAGCCGCATTTACTGCATGTAAAGATACATCTGTAGTAGATGCACCTTTTTTAACCAAACCTGCTTGAGTTGAAGGATGTCTGTATGTACTTGTTTCTACAATGTTTACACTTTTGCCCGGGTACAGTTTTTGCAAATCCTGTTTTGCAGAATTTAAAAAATTTGTGTATTTTGAATTAAAAATACCGGCAGTTTGGTACTTAGGAGCACCTCCGTATTCCATCATCATTTCTTCAGGTTGCATCATTTCTGTACCACCTTGATCCATATTACCTACTTCTTGTACAGGTGCTTCTTCAGCCGGTACCTGACCTCTTTGTGGATCATGATACTCCATACCCATTGCACCCTTCATTGATTCTTGTACAGATGCAAGCCTGTTAAGTTTAGACAGATAGTTGTCATTCATCAACTGAGCAGTCTTCTTAGATGCATCATCCGCATTAGGATCATCAAGGATCTTTTTGAACTTGTTCAGATCGTACTTCTTAGCTATCTGTGCCGGTGTATAACCACCTCTCTTTGGTGCCATTCCAAACATGGCAAGGATCTGAGGATCTTTTATCTTCAGATCTTTTGTATCAGAAAATACAAATGAGTTAGATGGAACATTGACATCCTTACCACCTTCTGTGTGAGGAGGTCCATCAACATTCATCAATTCCTGTTGTCCATCCTGATCAAAGTCACCAAGTACCATTTCTTGCTTTTCAGCATTGATATCACCACCATCCTTAGCCTCAGGTAAAGTATTGCCTACCTTTCCATAAGGATTAACTTTAGAGGTAGTAAAAGGATACCCGGCAGGAGTATTCCAGAATCTGTTCAATGCATAACTTTGACCAAGTTGTTGATTACCGTAACCATGACTTGCATCTTTATTAGCATATCCACCGGTAGCCATTGTCGGTACACCACTGATACGGATCTTTTTTGTAGAACCACCATATGCAAACTCATCAGAACCTTTCCCTGTACTTCTCAAACTATCAATAGAATAGTCTGCATTTCCTTTACCGGTAAAGTAATTGCTTGGTAGTTCTTGGCCAGATGCTTTTCTTGCCTTGTACTTTGCAACAGCCTCTTCCCGGGTAGGAAAACCTGTAGCAGCTAAACCTGTAGCTCTTGGGGCTGGTGTAGTAACCGGAGCTTCCGGAGCTTGGTAGTTTATATTAGCCTCTGGTTTACCGTAGTCTTTATATTCAGCTTGACGAGCAGCTTCCAGTTGATTACTATAAGCAGTTGCCGCTTTCCAATCTGTACCAAAATTTACAGCGGGTTTGTTTCCTTCTTTAATTGAATATTGTCCATATCTCTCTCTTGCAGTCTTGGGACCGTAAAAGGCATCAACATTACTAAAAGTTGTTTCAGGACCCTTGGCCATGTAAGCACCAGGTCTTCCCCATGGAGCAACATTTCTTTGCTCAAGAAGATCAGCTTGGTATGCAGACAATCTGTTAGGATCAACTCCGTATTGTCTCATAAAGTCAACACCTGGTTGTCTATTATGCTCACTACCTAAAAATCCTTGTTCATAGGCAGCAGACTGCATTCTTTCCCAGGCATCTCTTTCCTGAGAAGTGAGTGGAGCATATCCACCAGTTTGCATTTTAGGAACTGCCTTTATTTTAATTTTGGCCATTATATTGTAATTTAGAGAATATCAAATTTGTAACCCATTCTTTTCAGGTTAGCTATCTCAGCATCAGAAAGTTCAAGTTCCTGTCCAACATGGTAACCACCGTGTGCAAAGGTATAGTTATTCATTACACCTCCCATTTTTGCTGTTATTCCCATTCCTTGATTATAACTACCTGGCATACCCGGATAGAATTTGCCGGCAGCAGTAGGAGTCATTGAATCCGGCCTGAATACACCTTGTTGTGTGTAGTCACCTTTACCTCCCGGTTGATTTACTGCAGCATACATGTTTGCACTGCTTCTGTCGTTGAACTGCTTGTTTCTTAAGTTTCTTGCATCTCTTCTATCAGCAAATGCACTTGCTACACCAAGAGCAGCCATGCCTGTACCAAGGATAGCATTGCTCCAATCTCTTGTTTTATCCCATCCTGAATAATCAGACTGAGAATTATCTGTAGTGTTTGTAGAAGTAGTGTTAGTTGTTGTAGAATTTGGAGTTTGTTGAACAGCTTCTTCTGTAGGTGTACTCTTATTAAAATTTTCCATTTTTGGCATTGGAGACGGTACAGTAGGCATTTCACTTGGATATTCTTCTGCTTCACCCATATTGCTTGCTGCAAACAACTTAGGATTTGTTGCTTGGAAAGTTGATCCATTCCAGTAACCTAAACCCGGTACATACTGACCTACATTATATTGACCACCGTTTTGATAATAACCACCTCTCATAAACTTAGCCATTGGGTGGTATGGATTAACCATTCCACCCTGCTCCATATACTGACCACCTGGACCATAGACTACCCTATCAGCAGTTACCATGCCACCGGTCTGCATATTGTCCATTATCTTTTGCTGTACTGCAGGAGGAAGGGCTCTGAAACCTGGGTTGTCTGGTATTGTTGATCCTCCATACTCTTTAGTTTTTTTACCAGAACTTATCCTTTTTTCTATCTCTTGCTGAAATATATTAGCAGCAGTTTTACTTGGAAATTTTATTACATTATCTGGTCCTGCTCCTATATACATTCTGCTAACAGGATTTACAGATTGGTCTTGTGGTATCCGCATATACATGGCCGGTCTACCAGTCCCCCATTGATTATATCCTATATAAGAACCATGAGGTAAAAAGTCCGTAGAGTTACCTACATAAGGGTTATTAAGATCTTCTACTTTTCTATCCCATTCATGAGAATTATCATTTTGAAAAAAATCTACATTTTTAGGAACTCTTCCTGCTTTAAGATCTTTATAAAAAGGACTTTCTTGATTAGCATTTATAACACTATCAACATAACCAGATGGGTTATTTGGTAATAACGGACCACCATCTTGATACATTCCACCATACTCATGTTTCCACTTGGCAGCATTCCTTGCAAAGTTTGCTTTCTTTACCATGGCCGGAGAGTAGTTCTCTTTGTTGGCCAGCACCTGGGAAGCAAAAGCTTGTACACTCTTTCCGTGTTTTGTAGCTGCTGCTGTAAAGGTTCCTCTCTTTGATGGTGCAATATGGATCCCTCCTTTCTTCATCTCTACAGGTAAGTCTTGTAACATACCACCACCTTTGCCGGTACCTGGGTACATAGCAAAAGGATCCACTATCTCAGCTCCCGGGATTGGGCCACCATGTGCCATGTGTGTAGGAAGGTCCTGAAGATATCCTCCACCTCTACCTGTTCCCGGTGCCATTGCAAAAGGAGTAGGGTATTCATTGTTGCTTATGTTAAAAGATGCAGCCCCACCCATTCCGAAAATAGGTGCACTACCTCCCGGCATAAAGACCGGACCACCTGTAGCGTAATATACACCATTGGCATATGTTCCTGAGTCACCGGCAGATGATACCCACTGATCTCCATTCCAGTAAGAACCCGGGTGACCAGAAGCAGCTCCTCCCATTTTCATTGTTTGATTACCTTTCATATGAGGATACGCTGCAAAGAAATCCTTCTCAGAGGGGTACTTTTGGTAAAACTCCTCTTCGGTATTACAGCCGGCCATTTTCATGAACTTATGCATTGTGTATTGTTTTAGTATTATCTATAATAAATTTACTCAATTTCCGTGACTTTTCCTTATTTATATTTGGACAACCAGCCTCCGTATTCCTTCTTCTCAGCAGCTCTGATCTTCTTCTCCTGTTGCAACATCTCCTTGGTTGGCTTTTTACCGGAGCCGGCATTTGCCCTGATGTTATCCCATAACCCTCTTTGAGAGTAGGAACCATCTGCTCTTTTGATCATGCCACCATCTTTATACATCTCGGAAGAAGGTACTGGTCCACCGTATTCCCAGGTACCAAACCTTTTGTGCCAGTACAGGGGACTGAATGGATCCTTAGCCTTTGAGGAGTTTCTACCTCCCATACGATCCCAGAATCTATCTTTCCTCTCTTCAGAGTGGTGCTGTTTGAAATCCTGCATTCCTCTGTAACCACCTTGTACTACTTTGTAGCTATCCCCTTTTTTTGCAAGAACTTTCCATTTGTGCTGACCATCTCCGGCCTTTTTCTGACCGACATGTGTAAAGCCCATGTTCTTGTACCTTTCAGGAATACCACCTTCTTTCATAACCGGCATCTCAAACACCTGATCTCCCTGGAACTGGTACTCACCTCCTGGCCTCATCATTTGTCTGTTACCAAGGTTATCAATGTCCAATACAGGATGTGGTACATTCTGCATTGTTATTCTTCCTGATGGTATGATGTTGTAAGGATTATCTTTATCAGGAGAGTTTGATTTGTAGCCGGTAGTAGAGTACCCACCGTACTTTTTCTTACTGTAAGGATCCACAAAAGTTGGGTTATCTCCATAAGGATGGAGTAAACCATAGCCATCTGGTATCATATAGTTTTGTGACAGATATTTTATCCTTGCTGTTTTTTGCTCAGGGGTCATATCTGTTGCACCTATAACAGAACCGGCAAAGTTGTTATAAGCATCTTCTAATAATTCTCTTGATATAACTTTTGCTTTATCAAAATTGCTGACTTTCCAGTTTTTATCTGTCCATCTCGGATCAGTAACGTAAGTACCAATCTCATGACCAAGACCCATGATGTTAGCACCAATTACACCTAATGGTTTTGAGACATAAGGAATATTGCCGGTTTTATTGGCAATAGCTTCTGCTGCATATCTGCCGGCAGATGCATGACGGATGTTGTCAATTTCCTCGTCACCATCACCTGATTTGTTCTCAGCATCCTTACGGGCTTTTCCCTGAGGATCGTTTAACCATTTGTTTACCCGACCTTCAATAGAGAAACCCTTGTCTTTTTTACCACCTTGTTGATACTTTTTTAACCAACCCATTTCTGAGATTATTTAAGGGTATTGAGATATTTAGCTTTTGCAAATGAACCTTGCAAGTTTGAAGAAAGGTTGCACAGTTCTTCCAGTCCTTTAGTGTTTGCATAATCACACAGTGCTACTGTAAAACCAAACCCTTCGTCAAGAAACTTTGCAACAGTTCCTTCACTAAATGGTTCTACTGCTTCAGTTGCAAGTGCACCAAATCTTTTAGGGGCCTGGATACCTAACAGGTACTCAGAGATTGCATCTTTGCTATCTTCAAGATCTTCATACAGACCTTTCAACATATTGTGTTGGGCAAAGCTTGTAGTTTGCAAATGGTAGAAGTGAGCCTTTGTGTGCATATTGAACAACTTGCTCATTATCATATCAGGATTCATTCCTGATGACATTCCCATGCTCACCGGCATTGTGGACATTGGAGAGATTGGCTTTTTTAGTTGCATTTTAATTTTCGATTTGTTCGTTAAGTAATATGTATTGAGTTATCTTCAAAACTTGTTCGATAGTTATCATATCAGGTCGATATATAGTAACCATGACTTCGATCATCGTGGTGAATATTGGTTTTTAGTATTTGCATACCTGATTGTTAAACTATTCTTACCCAGGTTCCTTTTCCTCATAAAGATCCTTGTACCCATAAACCTCATTCTCTTAAGTTGGTTCCATGGTTTTGAAAGATCAAAGTAAGGTGTATTGGTACTAAAGGTATAACCATTAGGATCCGTTGTAATCATTGGGATATTCGAAGTTACAAAGAATTGTCCTCTATCTTTTGTATAATCGTAGAAGTCATTCAGTCTGTACTTATTCTCTACCTTCTGATACAGAACCTGCCTTGTAGGGCCGGAGAAGTTCGGATAGCTCAATGCAGCATAAGGATCATTCCAAGGTTTGAGGAACATGTTCTGAAGAGTACTGTTCTGTTCTCTGTTATAGATCATTACCTGATCAAAGTTCTCATCGTAGTTCAGAAACTTATCCGTACCATTAGGTGCATACTGGTAGCTTTCAAGCAACCACTCGACACTTTGTAAAACAGTTTCTGTTACCTGGGTATTAGTATAGTATTCTATCTCTACAGGATAATCTACTCCATAAAAGTTTGCAAATGACTGATTATCAAAGTTATGTCTCCACAATCTTCCGGACAGACCATTTGCAGTAAAGAATCCTATCTTAGATGGTATTACATGAGAAGGATGCCAGTCGTGCCAGCTAACAAAAGTTTTTGTTACACAATCAAACGAGAGTGTCCAACTTGCATCATCAAAATACCTTGGATCTCCAAATGTTACCTTTACACCAGGACAAGGTGTACCATCTAAACATGCAACACATATGGGTTTACCTGTAACAGGATCAGTCCCGGCAGGAGCAGTTCCTGGAGGACATGGGCCGACATACCATTGACCATTGTAATAATTGGCAGCATTCGGACGAACACCATAGTCTTTTTTACAGATATAAAGAATTTCATGACTACTATCGTAAACAAGTTGACAACCTACACCACTTACAGGATTATCCTTTAATGGAAAAGATGGAACCTGTTGTGTTAACTGTGAAGGTAAATAGTGATACAAGTGGTAACTTATGTTATCCATTATACCAAGATCTGTAAGTTGTCCACTTTTTAAATTAAAGATCTTACCTGTATCTTGTGATACCCAGAACACTCCATGTGGAGTATTCACTACACCTTGTCTACTTTGACAAGATCCATATTCGTAAGGATCGTCAATGTTGTTTATTGACTGTAGTGTTTGATTAAACAGTGCACCTGTTCCTACGCTGTACTCAGTTCCACTTCTTGAAGGAATTGTTTCAATACCGGCAAACATCATTGGTGAACTATTCTCCATCAGGAAAACTGCACCGGTCTTATGAAGATCTTTGATGACGTATACTCTGTCATTGAAATCCTTATAGTTGTTGGGAAGGAAGATCCTCCAGTTGTCCTGCATCTGCTCCTCTTCCTGTGGCAAAGAATAAGCCACCCTACGAGGATAGTAAGCAAAGCATGTGTATGCCAGCATAGGATCATAGTCTCTTCTTAAACACTGGCCCCAGGAAATAAACTGGTTGATGAACCTGTTGCTTGATAAAGAGAAGTCGTATTTATAAAGAGTGTTGCTCTTGATAATATCAGAACGGAACATCTCGTTAATAAAGGTATTGGCAGATGCGTAAGGATCATAGAACCTTTTTGCAGTCATATCTTCCCAATCCCTATAGCCAACATTGACAGAACTTTCAACAAAGAAGTCACGGACACCATTATTAAAAAGATAGAAATAACCTGTTTTTAAAGAAAAGAGTCCTCCACCTCCTCCCAAAATCCAAAGGTTCAGAGGTCCATCTAGTCTACGATTTCTTGATACTCTTCCAAGAAAATCATAAGTAAGAACATCATTGTTGATCCAGAACATCGGATAAGGAACATTGATGTAGTTACGATAGTCGTAGGTAAAATCATCAGGAGCATTTACTAACCAGTCATTAAAGAACATAAATGGGTTCTTTTCTGTATACCGGTTAATGTATGTATCACCACCAAACATTACAGGAGATGGAGGTAAAGTACCAGGTGCTGCTTTGTATACAATTTGTTGAGCACAACCTATTGGTACCTGTTTAGTACTATCTATCTGACCGTACTGAGAAAGTTGAGGAACTTTGTAAGCAGCATAGTAAGAACCAATATGTCTATTTTCCCAATTATTTGGTTTTATTTGATCATCTGAGTCCAGACTAGAATTGTAAATTCTGAATCTACTTTGAATATCTCCAAAAGGAAAAGGTGGAATTACCTGATCAGTATTCATTATCACGTAGTCATTCCTGTAAAGATTATTTACAGTATAACCAGCAAATGATTGCATTTGGTCTTTAATGTACTGATAATCATTTACTGCAGCAGGTATTCTAGGTTGACTTACAGGTTTATTATAATATCCCCACGAGTTATACTGAAGTGCATACTGTGAAGGTTTTACAAGTCCTTTAATTATATTAAGTAACTGTTGTTGAAAAGCAGATAATTGAATAGGAAAAAGAGCTGCAAGTATTGCTATATTTGCACCAGTTGCTGCAATAGATATTGCACCTGGTGCAGTGCTACCTGCAATAGTCGTACTAGTGTTTGCAAGTATAGGAAAACTTATTGGTAGTGATTCAGTCGCAGCCATTTTTATATCAGGAGCATCTCCTCCTAATCCCATAGTTATAGCCTGTATTGCTTGTATTGCAATAAATGTTGCCCCTGCAATAAAAGTAAGATAACCAACAAAGTCAGTCATTACCTTAAACTGAGGGTGCCTGTACGGAGTTTGAAACAAACCAGTACTCTGCCCATTCAAACCCATTACTACTTCCAAAGTACCCTTACCTAAATAAGGATGTTTGAATACAGTATCCGGTGAGTGGAATGACCATTTGTTATTATCAAAGCCACTTATTGCAGGATTTGAGTTATACTCAGGTACACAGTCATTAACTTCAAAACCATTACCTGCTTGACCATTTACTACATTACTAAAATTCTCAGTTAAAAATTCATCCCTACCCAGATCGTTATAAGGATAGTTTGCAAACAACTGAGGGTTACCTTGATTATCAGAAACCTTTCTGATGTTGTTAATCATGCCCTTAGCTATAATGCTTTGATGTCCGTCTCGTGATGCCCTTAAGATCTCATAACCGACAATGCCGGGAACAGGGTTATTGTTTATGTCAACAGGGTATGCAATCTGATCAAAGTATACACCAAGAATAGAAATAGTTCCAGGTGTACCTGTAGGTGGAGCACCATGTGGATTAAAGTGAGAAAGCCATGTTCCTCCTGCATCTGCCTGATCCGGCATCCTGTGGTGCATTATGTTTTGTCCACAAAGAACCGTCCAAACTGCAGGACTACGATCAGGATATTTTTCATTTGATACATACACACCTGTCCTGCCATACATAACAGTACTTATTGATCCTGGTACACTTGGTCCTCCCGGTAAACCAATAGCATTAGATGCAGGTGTAGGAACACTTCTTGCAGGTATATGGTAAGATGCAGTTTTGTCACCTGTGTTACGGATCCAACGAATAAAAAATGCATACACCTCACCTCTAAGGTAGCTGACATTCATACCGTAATCATTACCACCTACATGGTAGTAATCTTCAGGGTACTCAACAGCAGCCCAATATGTTTCTATCTTATTAGCAAGTGGTTGATAGTTAAAGTCAGGATACTCTTTGGGCCCAACTCTTGTAAGATAGTTTGAGATACCAAAAATTGCATCACTGCTTACAATAGCCGGTGTAGATATTGGTAACTTCTCTATTGGTATATTAGGAAGAGTAAGATCAATATTGTCTATTGTAATCTTTCCCTGGTTTGTAGAATAAATCCCTAATCTCTTGGCCTGAACCTGTTGGTTTACCATAGAGATGACAACTACCTCAAGTTCGGTAAATCGAATCTTTGTAGAGTCACTTATTCCTTCTATTGTAACATCAATACACCCTCCGTTATTAAGATGGGTAAATGTTGAGTAGACATCCGAAAAAGCAAGATAGTCTGTACACTTTATACTGTTTACAGCATAAGCAACACACACCTGATAAGAACCATTTGGTAGCAAACCACCACTTTTCGATTTCGAAAGTTTGATACATGGAACATCCAACAAAGGAGCAAGTCTCAATTGCTCAATGTCTATCTTGTTAGTATTGTAACAGTCAACACATGCTGCAGTGGTAATGCAGTTTTGTACCCAAGGGTTTGGAACTGTTTTGGGTGGTGATGTAGGGAATGCACCTATTGTCCATGGACAGGTTGCTGTATTCAAAATCCTATCCGGATTCAAACCACCATCTGACCAGTACACATCAAAGCCACAATCATACCCTCTTCTTGCTACTGCTGTTATAAGATTGGTTGTTTTAAAACCAAGACCTGAATAAAAAGTACCTGTAATAGGATTGATACTTACTATTGTAACAGCATCATTCATCAAAGTACTATAACTGTTACTGTTTTCGGAAAAGATACCAATCTCTGAAAGAGTATTGTTAGTACTGAATATAATCCAACTACCATCACCAAGAAAAGCACTACCTATAATAGTGTAAGGTACAAGAGCTGAAGGAATATTAGCTAACTCAGAACTTCTTCCTCCTAACTGCCCATCGGGAAGGAAAGTGCTCATGTTTCTTGCATGAGTATATGTATTGCTCTTTTTGAACAAGTCAACAGGATCCTTTACCATACCACCGGTAAAAGTGTTGGTACTTCCTACTATTGGGGAGTTACCCTTCTGCGGAACATTTTCTTCTTGCTCTTCTTGCTTTGCCATTAGATATACTCGTTATTATAAGACCATGGCCATCCCGGAGTGTTCGCATAAAGTGAACTAAACGGATGCATGTACTTGTGATACATTGCTCTTCTATTCTGCTCTATAGTTTTCTTCAGTTCGTAGAAGTCAGGCATTGTTGCTATTGATAATGCCTCTGCTCTTGCTACTTTGAGTTCTCTCTTAACAAGATCCAATCTCCTTTCAATATCCGGCTCACCATTAAGATACATGTTCTCAAAGATACGAGCTTTAATTGCCCATTCATAGTACTCATTGATCTTAGGATGATCCAGTACAAGAAGATTACCTTCCTCATCTTCCATTGCACCCATGTAAGATATGTACACCTTACCATGACCATTGTGCAGATTCTCATCTGTTCTCTGACCATAATCTCTCATGGTAGGAACATAGATAAATCCATTCTGTATATGACCTTGGTGAGGAGCATCTCTAAACTGAGTGTTCATACAAAAAGCACTTGCCTCTTTTGAAGACACCATGTATATCTTTTGGAACTCCCGGTATTCTCTTATCTGGTTAGAATGGTACTCGATAACTGTTACTTGCATTGTATTGTCACAAGTAGTGTACACTCTATTCTGGTTCCAAGGATCTGTATTTACTGCTGAACAACTATCTATATTAGGAGTGTTACAACCACAGTCCTCCGGAATAGTACAACTCAATTGACCGGTAGCCGGAATGTTCCAGCAATTCGAATTGGTAGTAGCACTAAAACTTCCACCGCCTGTTTTTACTATAGTACTTGCACAAAGCTTTGTTGTTTTTGGAGAACCATCCGTATTAGCAGGGAAGAAAACAGAATCTACGGTACCATCGCAATAAGTAACCGTTGCTTGCACAGCCTGGGCAACTACTGTCCAACAAGGACATGAAGTACGCTGAGGAATGCTGTTTGGATTCTGTACAGGTGTAACTCTGGTTTCGTTCTGTATACCATTAAAAAGACCTGGCTCCTGAAGAGTATAGTTATGACATAACAGTGCAAGGTTCAGTACATGAAAGTCATCAGGAAGTTTAGCACGACCAAACTCCAACTGAAGGATTGTTTCTTTTACTCTGTTTATCTTAAGGCCAAGTTCCTGGTTTACCCTTTGTGCAACTTTGATCAGTTGTGCCGGCTCAATAAGACCTTCCCTGCTGAGTGAGGGCAAGTCATTATAGATCTCCGTCATGAGATCATCAAAGGTCCGATACTTGAGTTCTTTTAAAGTAGGAGTTGCCATTATTATCGTAATTGATTCTTGTTATCGTGAGCATCATCTTCCGGTGCCTGTAACTGGAATGCCAGGTCCTTTAAAACATTTGCCTCTATCTCACTAAGTAAAAAATCTGGTATGTTCAATGAATGACACTGCCTTGTCTGGCATTTCTGATCATAGTCACACTTAAAAGGAGTAATGTCTTCCTCTACCATTGCATCTATCTTGACAGCCGGCCAATCTATATTAGGGAAATACAGATGGTCGTTTATGTACCATACGTATTTCTGTTTGTTGAATCTGAAGTTCTTGCTTTTTGAAAGGTGGTTGTACTCATCCGGAGTAGTAAGTTTTAACAACTCACTACCATCAATAGATGACACACTACGGATCATTGGACCATAGATACCTTCAGTAAATACCGGTATTGGCAAACATGTCCTTCTTATTGTAGCATAGCTTTTTGGTGCCACTCCACAAGTAGAAGCCTCAACTTTATCAATCTCAGTAAGTTGTACATAATCAAGAGTTTCGAAGATAGATGCAAAAGCAGTAAGTCTTTTTGTTTGATCCAGTCTTTTAATAGACAATGATGCATGTTTTTTGAAAAGGCTATAGATCATTCTGTCAGTCAAAAACGAATCCTGACGAACAGCCTTAACCTGTCCTCTCAACCTACTTGTTACGTCTCCTATAATGGTCTTACTCATTGTAATTCTTCATTAAATGTCAAACTCATTGTGTGCTGCAAGGTTTATCTTTGTTAACTCCTGGCCCACTTTGTTTACCTTTTGAATCTTTGTCTTACGAAACAAATGAGCAATTGACTGTTTGCTTGTAAAGACTATGTATTTCTTATAACCGGACTCTTTCTTAAACTCTTTGGATAAAGCAGCACATAATGGTCTACAAGCATCAAAACACCACATTTCATGATTATCGAACATATGCTTGTCCATCTCATTACTGTACTTGATCTTAGCTATAAACTGATCACTACTCTGATTCTGGTAGTAAACAACCTTACCTAATTTCTGTGATGTAGCATAGTCAATATTCTTTTTCAGCGAATCATTATTGAGTTTACATGCCCCGGCAACAATAATCCCTAGTCCCTCTGGTAAACGAACCCCGTTCCTGTTCTCAATAACTTCTTTCGAAATTCTCAGATTTACAGCTTTGATGTATCTACCTATCTCACGATTACTGTACTTCTTTAATTCAGGGTGAGCTTTTTTCAACCTTTTAAAAAAAGAGGTATCTGTTTCCTTCAAAGGATCGTACTTCTCTTTAATAAATCGAGGTGCACGAGGATCTGCTTTTATGAAACTTAATTTTTTGCCTGTTGATTCCATCAGAATAAATATACGAATAAACTCTGATTGTGCAAAAAAGCAATAAGAATAAACATTTTATGTTTAAAATAGGTAGGGACACGGAATCTTTTGAAACGAGTCCAAAAGAGTTCCGGCAGTGATGGAACCAACAACACCAGCTATTTTAATCAACAGTAGGTAACATGAAATACCTCTGTGTAATAAGAGTAGTATCCGGCCAGTAAGCTTGCATTTGACGATTGTCAAGAAGTGAGCCGGTAATAACAAGATCCATTGAAGCGTATGTAACACCCTTTCCTTCAATTGATACAATTGTTGTACCAACAGTACCTGTGTCATCTATAGCTATAAACTCTACCAGGTTAAAAGGTGGAACGTAGGTATCAGGAACTATATAGGAAAAATTCAATGTACCTGCAGTAGGGTTTCCGCTTATGTCTTGTTCTGTGATAGTAAAACTATCAAGCGTGAAAGAAGGAAGGCTTATTGGTGCACCATCAAATGCCGGCTCACCATCCTGATCCCAATAGAATTGGAAGTACTCAGGAGTGCTTACCGGATCAAGTTGCTGCAACTGTCCTCCTTCATTAAATACAGAACTAAATGAAGTAACTACAATATTTGAAATTATAGGAGATCCTGGCAATGGTGCTGTAACTATTTCAGTATAACTTGTTTCACCTGCACTTAGTGTTATATCAGAAAAAGGATATGTAGTAGTCATTAGGTTTGCAGTACCGTCAAATGTACCAGTTACCATCAAGTCATATGGACTGGCATACGTAGAGCTGATTGTAACTTCTGCCTCACCACTATCATTCAAAACGACAGCAACTGAAAACTCTCCATATGCATTTACTCCAAAAGGCATACCACTTGCAGTATTTCCTGAACAGTAGTCACTTTTTACAAGTCCTTCGTAACAGGCCGGTGCACTTAGAACTACAGTAGCTGTAGTACCAGAGGCAGATATCTCTGTGTATGTTGTTTGACCTTTGGCCCTATAGAGAGCTTTATATCCGCATGTAGGAGCAGGTACAGGTGGCACCCAGGCTATTGATAAGTTCATATTAAGAAAGAGTTGCTGTTACAGAAATTACGTTAGGGTATGTTTCAGTTGCTTCTGTAATAAACGTGTATACAAAAGACTCAGTAAATTGGTTTGCTGCAGGACTTATTACAAATCTGTAGGCAGTAAGAGGGCTTAGAGATGAAAAAGTACCTGTCATTGTCTGAGGATAAACATTACCGGTAGACAATGTTTGAGTAGCAATTATTGTAGATGGATCTTCTACTGTACTAAGAGTTATCAGGTAACTATCAATATCTACTGAAAGATTCTCAAATTCAAAACCTACCGAAATATTGGTAGGAGAGAATACAACTCCGGGATCCGTAATACCAATACTCTGAACAATTAAAGACAAAGGGTTATCTGAACCATTCAAGTTCTGAACCTGAAAGTCGTATATCCTATTGTTATCCAATACGGATGTTGGTGAATCCTGTGGTATTGTAACAGTAGTTGCAGAACTTGGTGCTATAAGAAACATTGTCCAAACACTATCTCCCGCAAGCCGGTACTTAATCCTAAAATTAGTACTACCGGTTGTATTATCGCATGTTATTGGTATATTAAAAGTTGCCATATTTTATTTTTATGGGAATGTTACAGTTATTGCTCCTAATATTGGAGTTGTACCACTTCCTGAAGGAGGACAGTTTTGTACAAGTTGACAAAAAGCACTACCAAGATTTACATCCAATCCAATATTTGTAAGTATCTTTTGTATAAATACAGGACTTGAACACATAAACTCAATAAATTGAGTAAGTGTAGTTCCTGCAGGTAAACTGTAACAATTCCCTGCGGGTAATATTACACAGTTTGAAGATATTGTTTCTTCGCAACTTGGACAAGGTATAGGGGATTTTGTTATTGTGCCTGTAGAATCTACACAAGTGGCAGGATTGTTTGCAGTAGTACCTGGTACATACGTATAACCTGCAGGACAACATCCGCAAGGTACAGATAATGGCATTACTGTATAATCAGGAGGACAGCCACATGTGTTTCCTTGTGCACACTGATTGCATATACTAGCCGGTGATGAATTACAATTACACATGTTATTTATTTATAAGCTATCCAATCAAGATTAAGTGTTGTTTGAACTGATGACAACAATGTAAGTGTTGCCCCGTCATTTGTATATGTCAGGTAATATCCGTTCAGCAATGCAGTAGCAGTAGCTGAGTCTTTGGCTGTTATTTGTACAAACCTTGGCCCATATGTCAACCCGGAAACTATTGTCGCAGTAGTTCCTGATATACCATCCGTATAGTTACCTATGTTGTAAATAGAACCGGCACCGCCCTCAAGTGAACTTGTATGGATGACTGTCTTTACACAAGTAGTACCTATAGCAGCATTGGCAACATTTGATGTTACACTAACTGTATAGAAAGCAGATGTAGGAGACAGTGTAGAAGCACTGATAGAAAGGAACAGAGGATTTGTATCCTGGGCCTGGTTTACTATGTCAAAACCGGTGTAAAGAATACCACTCTGATCATCTGTTATTGTTATAGTACTTCCACCATCCAAATAGCCGGAAGGAATAAAGGAGTAACCGCTAAAGTATAAATTGAACCCGGCAGCACTTGAACTATATACTGACTGGAAATCAACTATGACCTGAGAACAGTTTGGTGTAACTGCTTCAAGTACAGTCTCTATACCAGTCCTTGCATCAAAGTATGCTAACCAGATATTGTTTATGGTATCTGCTATAGTAGGAGTTAGAGTCGGTAACCAACCATTCAGGTTAGACAACGTACTATTCTGACTAAATGCAGATAAAAGATTTGTTGTACCTGGAGAATATGTAGCAAGGGCTGAAGTAAGTTCACTTGTTGTACCAAGAACAGGTTTATAAGCACAAAGATCTGCAGTAAGTAAATTAACCATATCTGTTACCAGAATGGCAGAGTTACCGTTGTAACATTGACCATTTACAGAAGGAATAGTAGTGCCGGATATCTCAAGAGCAGTTACTCTGCTATCAAGATCATTAATATCAATAAGATACTGGTTTAAGGTAAGCTCAACATTGTTGTAAAGATCAATCTGATCACTCAGTATTGCACCTATTCTTGAGATGTAACCTGTTTCAGGATTATCATTAACTACATTCCCTACCATCCCTATAGGAAGCATCTCAGTAACAGGAATGCCGGCAACTAAGAACCTCAGATTCTTGGCTACCACAAGGGGAGTATTAGATACGTATGGTTGAAGTTGTGGCATGTTAAGTTATGTTAAAAGTTGTTGAACCTAAGTATACACCTACACTAAATGAAGTAGGAACTATATAGGCAAATGAAAAATTCAAATAAAGATCTCCTGTAGGATACTCTAATGTTACAAAACCTCTTGTTACAATATTGATCTGATTGGGTCCTACAAAACAGTCAGTAGATACAATGCTTGTTTGAGAAGCATTCCATTTAGTACCAAGACATTTAGATGCTGTAGGAATATTACCAATCTTTATTTTGTAAAAGGTATTAGTAATTGTTGAAACCGGAGTAATATCAAACATGAAACTTCCTCTGATCTTTACATTGCCATCTTTATCTATTTTATATTGAGGTACATTCTCACCACCTGTTCCTGTAGGAAACTGTATACCAAAATCATGTATTAACCAACTAACACCAGTTATTGTTCCGCTTAATGTAGGAGGAACAAGGTTTACCCATTCACCAGTGTAACAAGATGACAAGTTTTGATTACAACAGTTACTATTTAAACTGTATATAACATCAGTCATACTTGCACCTCTACAAAGGCCTAAACCGGGAAGATCCGGACCTGCCCAAGCAACACAGTTAGAGCTTGTAACTTCTCCACATGTGTTTGACAATACATTGCTTCTTATTGGATCTGCCATCTTATTTTAAATATACAAAATTATCCTGAAAAATAACTATCTGGTGAAACTATTTATCAAAATCTCGTTCACATTTCTTGGCCAATCACGCCACCATTGGTTACAGTTTGGATTCAATTGCGGGTTAAGTATATCACAAGTACCGGTAGGATATCCTCCTGCTACTTGTTTTACAATCACTGGTTGTGTTCTTGATTTAGTACAAAGATCTCCAGAGCAATCATAGGATAGTTGCCAGTCGGCCAGTTTCTTCCTCATATACATTGTATAAGGATCAACTATCCTATAACCTACTCTAACTCCCCACTGCTGCTTCATATAAGTAGCATAGGTTGTATTAGCATAATCCTTATTGATTCGCTTTATTGCATCTTTGTAGTTCATCTTACTGGTGTTGTTTTGCTATCTTGGCCTCATATGCCGGCTTACAATTAACACAAATTGCTTTGCCATCGGAAGTACTTGCTTTGGCTACACTGCAAAAACATCTTCCACAATTTGGACAGTGTGTTGCGTTCTGAAAATGATGATGTTTCTGTTGGTTCTTCATAACTTTAACAATTAAGAGGTTCGTAACTCATTTTATCCATCAACTCCACTGCAAACCTATACAGATTCATACCATCTGTAAACTGGTGCTCATTTTCCACCATTACTTTGGCGGCAGTGAGGTAAGTATTGATTGTCTGCAAATTGTCTATCTGATACTGCAGTTCTTGGCTCGGCAGACAAGGAGTAAGTCCTACTCTGCAAAGCAAGTTATAGTACCGGTTCATTGCCTGGGTGATCCTGAGTATCTTGTACTCCACAAACACTTTATCATTCGGTGCCACCGAATATCGGACATTGTAAAGACCATCCGGTATTGTAGGACAACTTGATGCACAATTAGCTGCACCTGTAATTCCTATAGTACAAGCATTCAAAACAAGCCTGAAGTTTCCATATCGAACATCTATAGAAGTAGGAGTGTAGAAACCGGCAGGGGTTATTTGCAAGTTAGCACATGGAATTGTAACTCCTGAACAAGGAATTGTACTACCGGATACAGCAGAAGATACTCCCAAAAGAGTATTGTCATATATGGATATATCATCAATAAGAAATACACCCTCATTGGTTGTATCCGGAAAATTAAGTTGTAGTATGTGCTTTCCCATTATTTACAAATAAAGAGAGAGGAAGGGGTTCATTTACCCTTCCCCTCTCGATGATAAATTATCGGTTATTAGATACCGCTACCGTTACCTGCTGTTTTTTCCAGCGTTACCGGGCTACCTACTGCAGTCAAACATGCTTGGAACAGATTAGTAAATGTTGTAGCACTTGTACCTGTTGGCATGTAGATAATTTCTACATACTCATCATTGTCATGAACCTGCTGACTGTTCTGTGGCCTGAAGATGTTGTAGACAATTGCAATGCTATCGTAGTAACCCTGACGGCTTACATTGTCAAGTATCCACTTCTGATCTTCAATTTCCCTCATACGGAAGCTATCTACATAGATGCTATCTGCAAAGTGATCCTGACGATATCTTTCAGACTGTATGATTTCACGGACAACTTGTTCACCTAGACCCTTAGGATAAGCAGGAGCTTGGATCTGAGTTACCATGTTAGGTACAGAAGTGTTGATTGTTGTATCCCAACCACAAGGTGAGAAGTTGTTTACTCCTGAGAAGTTACCGGTCATCAGAGATATCTTACAGAAGATAGGCTCTATTTCAAAGTAATCCGATGGAGTAAAGGTACAATCACCGTAGTTTGTTTGGTAGTAAGCACCTGTAAGTTGGAAACCGGCTACTACAGATCCTGGATCTACTGTTTCACATACATATGCACCTGCTGCTATTACTGCATCATTTTCAACAGTAGTACCATATTTACCTGCAAGTGCAGCTTCGTAGTCAAGTTGACTATATACCTGTTGTGAGGTTGTAGCACTTGTCTGTACAAATACTTGTGGCATAAAGAATTGTGTCAGATATGGTATTGCACCTGCATTTGAGTTCATTGAAGTGTTACCGATACCTGGGTTGTAAGTACCATACCTCATAAAGTCATTCCACTGCAACATAATGCAAGCAGCATCAACAGGAGTAGCTGTACAACCTGAAGAGCAGTCATTATCGCAACATCCACCATAAGCCGGCAGTGTTACATATATTTGGTGATTCAGAAGACGGAGAGCAGGAGAACCGATCATGTCCAAACGGAGTTGATAAGCTTCGCCACAGTAGAACTTTGGACCTACACCAGTAGTCCCTGTAGTCAGATCCCAACCGGCAACAACAATTTGCTGTTGAGCAGGTTGTGCTATTGATTGGATAAATCGTGTTACCCTACGTGGATCAATTGCCTTACTATAGTAAGGGGCTTGAAGACCACCATAGAATGGTGCAATCTTGTCAACATTGTGCCAGCTACCTGTTACCATTTTCAAGGTAGTAGTTGTGGCAGCAGAGATAAAGGAGCCTTCAATACCATTTGGTGCTGTACAGAAACCAAATTCTCCTTTTTTGATAATGTCTGTAGTACCGCTTTGTTGTACTACTAGTGCTCCTCCTACTGGCGATGCAAGGTACGCTCGTCTAAATGAATACGGATAAATCATTTTTTAAAAAAGTTTTTTTGTGACATCCAGGAAACCTGAACGGAGAGAGTATCTTCCCCTCTCATATTTAATATACACCTTTTTTGTTTTCCAACAAACTATTTTGAAATATTTATTTTGATAATAAATACCTAAATAATCATAAAGATTGCTGCAGCAGCAAGGGCCAGTATTCCACCGGCTTTGAGAAGTTTGTTTTGGAGAGTAAGGTTCCGGATCTTCTTGTTCTTTTTCTCATCCAGTTCTACCATCTGGCTAATAACCTTCTTGGATTCTTTGGCTCCTTCTTGCAGGATAATCCTTTGATCCTTAAGGTTGATGAGCATAGTGTCGTAGATTGCAAAGACTGCTTTGCAACTATCCAGTGTACTTTCGAGAAGTGTGTTTGTTTCTTTACATTCCTGGTAGTGGAGATGAAGATTGTTAATCTTCTTCATCTGTGCTTTTGTTATAACTACTACAGTATTATTCTCCAAGACTACTATCTTTGGATAACCAGTCTGACATATGGCCAACTTGCTCGTCAACAGAAAGAGTATTAATGTGATCCCTTTTTTTATCATACTTCTTGTTTATTTGTTTCACGAGATCAGGTACCTGATCTATCTGGCTTCTCATGTTTGTCAACTTCACAGAATCCTGTTCGTACTTTATCCTTAGGATAGATAGTTTCTGGTCTCTTACCTTGTCGTGGGCAGCCAGGCTGTCGGATAGTTCCTTTGCTGTAATACCCTCAAACTTGGCCGGCTTCTGGTAAAATGCAATGATTGCCAAAAGGACACCAACTATTCCTATAAAAACTACTACAGCTACCTTGTTCATGATTTGAATATCAATTTTTTCTTCTTGGGGAGAACTTCATCCGGCAGTATAAACTCTTTGTGGTAATGTACGTAACTCACTGGCTTTTTAGACCCGGGAGCACTATCTATTCTATCCTTAAGATTCTGTATTTCAGTTCTATCAATCCCAGATGCAACCAATAAAGCTTGTACATCAGTTTCGATCTTTGTGAGTTTGTCATATGTAATCTTTCCAAACCAGCTAAGGAATGCAATAAATACTGAAGTAACTGCAACAAAAGCTTTATTGATATCTATTTTCATCTTATCTATTCTTAGTTGTAAATTCCTATTTTATATCCTGCAGTTTCTAAAGTGCTTCTAAGACTAGCTGTTCTTGCATCCCAAGCATTCTGTCCAAAATTTGCAGTAACTCCACTACCTCTACCATCCCCTGATACACATGGATACCATGTGCTTCCCAATGGTACATAAAAATCAATAAATACTTTTTGACTTACACCTGCTAAACTAGCTTTGTAAATATTTGCTTTACCTGTAGTGTTATTAATTACAAATGAAAATACATCTGTCGATACAACATTTGATGTACAATCACCTACTGGTCTAACAGTAATTACACCTGACCCAGAATACAATGTAGTTATGTAAGGACCAGCAACAGAATTTGCAAGAGTAGCTGCTATATTAAAAGTATTATTGTCTATTACATGTACATAATAAGTAGTATTAGTTCCAAGACCTCCTGGTAAAACTCCAGTTGTTGTAAGTCTAAAAGGCATTCCTGTGTAATAGTTATGATTAGTTATAGTTACAATACAGTTAGCCCCTACTGATATTGTACAAGTATTTATTCCAACATAAGTACTAGCAGAACTTCCAAATTTTGTTTGTATACATGCTGTACCTGGCCCAATAGTTCCTGCATTTCCTCTAAATGCAAATGAGTTTGAAATATTTCCTACTTGTTGTGTACTTGCTCCTGAAATTGGAATAAAATTACCCATTCCCATAAAAGGACCACCTCCTGTTGGAGATGCTACTGTAGGAGTTAACTCAAAATAACCTGTATCTCCGGGAGCTATTCCAATATCTGAAATAATACTACCATATTGTCCTACAACACTTGATGTACTAAGTTTATCAGTAGACAGAGTTATAAAGGAACTCTTATTTAGAGAACTCCACTTAGCATAAACTCTGCTACCAGCCGAATCAATTACTCCTAATGGTATGGTTGTTAACATGTTATGAAGTTAAATCGCCTACTAATACCCACTCATCTGTGGCTATTTTTTCAATAGAAACTACAGTATACTTACCGTTTGTTTTTTTATTTCCACCTTTAGAAAGAATCGATACTCCAACAGTTTCTCCTACAAATGTAGCCTGGCCATCATTTGTCATCATGATGTCTACTCTACTACCTACCGGGAAAGCAACAGTTGCATTTAAAGGTACGGTAATATTATAACTAGTTGAAAAAGGAAACTTTAGTAATTTTTGATTGTCTGTTAGTAAAAGTTGGTATGCAGCATCTGGGCGAGACTCAACTTTCTGAGTAGTTGGTACCGGTGTACCTACCTTTTCCCATATAGATCCGTTAGAAACAACAACATCTCCGGCATCAAAAGTAATATTACCACTTCCAAGATCCTGTGTACCACCTACTGAGACAAAGTAAAAGTTACCGGCAGGTTCAATAGAAGCATCCGATAATGTCGGTGTACCACCTACCGGAGGATTAGTGGCATCCCAAGTACCTTGATAAGTAGTAGCAGAGAAAGGAAGTTGGGTAACCGGTACAAGTCCTGAACTATCCAAAGTAGCAATACCATTAGCTACCCCTAAAAAATCAGATAAAAGAAGTATACCGCTTTCACCTAATGGAAAAGTAGCATCTACGGGAATCTTAACTCTTTCAGTTGATACTATTGGACCAGATGGTTCAAGTTGTAATCTAAACTCTCCACCTTCAGTATAAAACTGGAGATAGTTTGAAGAATCGTTTACAAATAAAAAAATACCATTTGTACTATTTGGAGATACTAATTCAACATATGAACTATCTGGTGTTCCACTTATTGTTATTTGACTATAGTCATTTCCTTCAAGAATTATACTTTGGTTAAAAGCACTGTTACCATAACTAAGTACACTTTGAAGATCTTGTGTACCTCCACCTCCACCACCACCATTTTGTATAAGGCCCCATACCTGACCCTTTAACTGCTCAATTGATCCTACGCACCACTGCAAGGTGGCCGGTATACCAAATACATTCGGAGATTTACCTGAACTGCTCATGTAATTAAGATAAGTTTTTTATTAGACATTACCAATAATTTGTACACCAAGCACTCCGGCAACAAAAGTGTAAGGGTATGTGTTGCTTCCATCCCAATTGGTGTAATCTTGATCCATACAAGGAATGAGGCCATTGTTGACTATCTGGCCGATAGCATCAAACAGTACCCACCTGAAATTTGCTGATGCATAAAGATCATCATCCGTACAGGAAACATCTAATTGAGTTGCCAGGGGACCACCTGTTGTTGCTTGAAAAGGGACTATCTGTACCATATTAGTAAAGTTCTTCTTCTATTTGAATCATCATAATTGAAAGTGCTGCACCAGTAGCTGCATTGTTTACATACATTCTTTGGTATATCAATGTACCAATAGCCGGAATATCAGATGATGCAGAGTGTAAATATATTGTAATTGCACTTTTTGTCATTACCTCCAGTTGCATATAGATTGTTGTAGTATTTGGTGGTACATAAACCGTAAGGCGGTATACATCAGTAGTGTTTGGAGTTACACCTGTATTAGTTTTTGTAGCAATACCTGTACCATCATTTGTTATCCATTGAAATGTACTATCACCTACATCCTTAGCAAGACCAAAAGTATTTATCTGAGCAGAAGGGTCAATGTTTGTTGACCAGGTTAAAGCACTGCCGGTATAACCAAAGAAAAGACGTTCACCTGCATTGTATGCACCTAAACCAAATGTATGAACTAGTTTACTACCACCACCGTAAGTATTGTTGCCCATAACAGATCCTTTGCCGGCAATACTGGTACGAGTTTCTGAATAGCTGCTTGCACTTGTAAGTGTAAGTAATGCATAACGTGCATAGTTTGGTAGTAAGTTAGTAGCATCGTAAGTACGTGCAGTAATTGTTGCACCACCATTTCCCGGGTTTACTGTACTCATTGCAGATGCCAATTGACCCCAGGCAAATATGTTAGCACTACCTGATACAGTATAACCTCCTACAAGTTTGTTTCCAAAAGAAGCTTGAAACGGTGTCTCTACTCCTAAAAATGGAGTAAACATTGGTTGATTTAAACCAACCCTATTATTTGTCCAGATCTTGGCACCGGCACTTCCCGGAGCAGTCATGGCTGTAGTACTATTTGTACTTAAAAGAATCAGGTTCTCATCTGTAGTATCTATAGTTACCTGAGAAGCACCATCAAAAGAGCCGGCATTGTTATACTGTACTTGAGTAGTTGCACCTCCCGGAGGAGTTGAACCACTTGCTGCATTCAAAGTTGTACCTGACAAACTTAGATTGGTTCCCAGGGTTATTTCCTCAATAGCTCCTGAAGATGCAGTTCCCCGACCTAAAAGTTTGTTAGTATTCTGAGTAAGGCCGGAAGTTGTTATAGAACCTGTCGGTACTTTTGCACTAAAGGTACTCCAGTCGGTAGAAGAAAGATAGCCGTTTGTAGATGCACTGGCTTGTGTAATACTAAATACACCGGCACCATTGTAAGACAAAGGAGGATTTGCAAACAAACTGGAAAAGGCTACAGAATTTGCAGCTATGTAAGTTCTTACCGCTTTTTCAGAAGGTACAAGAAGATCACTATTTGCCGCCAGCAACGGATCAGTATCTATTGGTACCCCTTTAGTTGTTCCTTGTGCCATTACCTAATTTCTCTGAATTTTATTGATCCGTAGCAGTTTTGTGAACCAGAAAATGATGTAGCTTTTAATGTCAGTGTACCCATTGCTCTATGTAATCCTGCTGCATCTAAAGTTATTGGATAACGTGATATGATTGCTGTATTTGTAACGGTTTTAACCGAACCACCCGATGCAACATAGCCACCATCTATTACAATAGCAGGACTACCACTAAGTGTTCCTAATACATTATATTCACTACTACTATAATTTGTATTTACATCATTGTATGTAGTTGTTCCGGTAATAGCTTGACCAATACAAAGTTGCCATTGGACAGCCTGGTTACCCGCATTGTAAATCTCTACATCTATAAAAGCTACTCGTGATCTATTGGTAATACCATTAAAAGTTGTTCTTGGTCTGAGACTAAGCATATGTGTACCACCTGTTCCTACGTTCACTGGACCTGAATCCTGTTGAAAGGTATAACCATATACGTTAATGTCTTCAGAACCACCTTCAGATATTACAGCAGAGCAGATAAAATTCATGGTTGTACTTACAGTACCAGTACATGTCATACCACATCTTACCGGTAAGTTCACCGTCTGAGCATATGGATAGATAAAAGTGTTAGCATGTAAAAACTCATGTGCATATATAACCTGTCCACCAATATCAAAACCAACCCTTACTCTACCTACGTACAGTGCCTGAATATCTATAACAAGTATTTGAGTCTTTGTTACATCCAGTGTAATACCACTTGCACCTGTACCATCCAAAGGATCAATGTTCCAAGAAGATTGTGTTACAGTCTCATTTCCTGCACTGCTTCCTGAGTAGATAACAAATTGCTTTGTTGTACCATTAAGTTGAAACTCAATTCCGTTTGTACCATCAGAATAACCGGCAAATTTTAGTGTATTTGCTACACCACCAAGCATGTTGAAGGTAATAAAAATAAGCTGAGATCTACCTGGTTGATATGGAAGATACTCAAAGCTTTGCATGTATGCTTTTCCTCCTGTAGGAGTAGATGCAAAAGTCAATAATGCATATCTGTTTGTACTATCAAAAGTAACAGTTGCCCCTGTCCCATTAGTTATTGGTTCATATATAACAGGAGCAAGATCGTAAGTAAACTGAGAGTTGTGTAGAACCAGAGGATTCGAAACTCTTAATCTACTAAAAGCATCAAGGTTTGCACTATCTGTAATAGTTACACCCGGACTAATTATACTGTATCCTGAATAGCCTTGTGCCATGATTATGATATTTCTGTTCCAAACAATTGAAAAGACAAACTTGCATTACCTGAATATATTCTTACAACATCAGTTGCAGCCAAAGTTACACCTATTGTTGCAATGAATGTATCGTTGCCGGCAAGTGTTACATCGTAATAAAGATAATCCTTATTAGCAGTAACACCACCGCTCTGAGAAATACTTACTCTAAAAGTTGTTTGAGTAGCACCTCTGTTACAAATAATGATTGAACTACTTATAGTAGAGGTAGCTGCCGGAACAGTATACAAAGTTGTTTCTGTTGTAGCAATTGGAGAAGATTGTCCTAATATTTTGTATACGTTCATTTTTTTTCTAACTTTTTACTTAAATTATGTCCCCAATTTTTTATATGACTTGGTTTTTCTTTATTAAATGTATGTTTATAATGACAGTCCATACAAAGAGTTTCACAATTGTCAATATCAAACCTTAGCTCTGGAAACTTTGACCATTCTTTTATATGGTTTACTTGTAAATATCCTCCTTTTTTATTACAATGTTTACAAGAATAATTATCTCTTTCAAATATCAATTTTTGTAAAGCTGCTCTAAATATTCTTCTATCTCTATAATTTTCTGAATATTTTGAATTTTCTTTTCTTTTACCTAAACTATATTTATTTCCAGTATGAGCTTTTATTAACCCTTGTTTTCTTTTTTCTTTCTCTTCTTCAGTCCATGTTCTTTTCTTAGCTCCTTCTGACATTTTTTGTTTAGTTTCTTCAGAAGGTATCCACCCTTTACGAGATTCAGATATTTTTTTATAGGAGCATTTTCTACAAACCCTATGACTTCTATCTCCTCTTACAAACCTTTCGATCCCACAACTTGGACAATTGCATTTTATTTTTGTAGTTTTTGCCATAATTATGCACCCATTAATAAAAATTGTTGTTCATATGCTGATCCTGATCCCGAGCCACTTGCAGTTAACGTACCACCACTAAGAGTAAGACCGGAACCTACAGTAATCTCTTCCATAACACCTGTGCCGGCAGTACTTCTACCAACCAACTTATTGGTATTCATGGAAGTAGTTATGGTACCGGTGGTTGTTATCGGGCCACCTGAAATCAGGCCGGCAGTATTTACTTGAGTAACTGTACCCGTACCTGCACCACCTGCTGCACCACCGATCATCTGCCATTCGGCACCGTCATAGTAGATATAAAGAGTTGATATCCATGTCTTTGTACCACTGCCCAAATTCCGGTTATACATAAAGTACCCGGCAGGAGGAGTTGCTGTCAGATCCGTAGTTACAATCTGATAGCAATCCCCTAAAGTACCAACACCATCTGCAAGAGATGGTGTGTTAGTGGTGGCATACCAAAACCCTAATCGGTTTAGTACTGGTAAAGACATTTATTAGAGTTTTATTAAAGTACTCAATTAGTTACTATGTTCCGCATTTTGATTTAGTGCTTGCATTTTGTTATAGTTATCCATATCATCAGCAAGAATTGCTGCACCTTCATCAATAATAGTCTCTATTACGTTATTTGGAAACTCACATTCTACACCACCTCCCGGAGGTACAATCAATCCTGTATCAGGATCGGTACACCCAACTATCTTTATGTGAGCAGGTCTTCTGTAATAAGTAATTGCAGGATTTACAACATCAAAACATTTGTTTGTGTATATCCTAAACTTTCCATTTATAACAGTAGCAACTGTTTCGGCCCATTCATAAGAAGGTTGCCTGTTCTTATCCAAAAGCACAAGGTCGATATCCGCTTCCTCACCCAAAAAGATTTTCAGCTTTCTCGGTGGACAGCAATCTCCGGCCTGGGCCTCAGCACTTATTCTTGACCATTCAACATAATCGCTTGGTACATCACATTCCCAATAGATGCCCTGGTTAACCATTGTAAGAGGTGCCTGATTAAGAATGATCTGAAGCTTGTCTATGCTCCTGATTGATCCTTCTGCAGTACTCTTAGTTTGGTTAATACCCTGCAACTGCCGGGATACCCAAGCATCCATGGCTTTGTTAAAGGCTTCAGCTACCATCCAACACTCTATGTTTCCATAGTCGTTGGATGATAGCTTGTTAAGCCTTTGCTGGAATTTTACCTGTAATAACTCGTTGGTCATCGGTTAACACATTTTTCCTTTTTTCGGTTTCGGTGCCGGCATTGGTGCTGGCTTTTTTCCTTTTGCCATTTTATGTTGATTTAAGAGGTTACTTCACCCACTCCTCTTCAACTTTGTCCGTAATACTTGTAAGGACATCGTTGTTAAGAGGATTTTGTAAAAATCTCACTACATCACTGATACTCTTACCCATAGGAGTTCCGGTAGCATTGTAGTAAAGCTGACCATCTGTCTTATAAGTCAAAAGTTGCATTTCTGTAGAATCCTTCACAATAGCCTGAACACGTAATTCTGCCAATGCTTGTTTAGAGTATTCAATGAATTTCTCAGCAGTCATCTTTTTATTCTTGTCTACTGTTTCACCATTGATGTACTTATCACAATCATCGTACATAATATCATTTGGAGTAGTCTTTCTGTAACTCAAAGAGTTCACTGCACAAAGCTTTGTAATGTAGAAAAGCTTTGTCTGATCCTTATCATACAGTTTCTGAAGTTCTGCACCGGCCTGGTTACGGAGTTTCTTAAGTTCAGTCTTAATGCTTGCAGTTTCTTCTTCTTTATCCAGATACCATTTTGGTGGCTCTACTGCGTTTCTTGCAGCATCCATAGAAGGAGCGACACACAGGAAACCACCGGCCTGGATAGCATATATCAAAATAAGATCATGTGGATTCTTTGGATCGAGATAAGTTGTACTGTTTGAGCACTTGATCTCTACACTATCCCAATACGTAGGGATACGATTTTTCTTATCGTCAAACTTGTCCGGAGCCTGTGAGATAAACATTGTTACCTTACCCCAGAATGTATCTGACAATTTACCGGTAGCTTTTCCTTTCTCGTCATACTCATCAATATCCTTTTCAGTAAGTGTAAAGTTACCGGCCAGGGAGTTCTCAAGAAATACTACAGTCTTACGGATGTCTCTGATAACAGCTTCTTTCTTTTCCGGATCTTTAATGTTCTGTACCTCAGGTGCTAATTCATTAAGACCTGTCAGATAACATTTGATTCCATTACGTTCTACGAGACCCAAAAGCTCTTTGTGTTGTGCACCATCGGCTACAACCATATCATACTTTTCAAGTCCTGCATTTGGCAATCCACTGATGTAGGGTTTAATGCTAACCCTGCTACCTGTTTTGATATTCATTTTATTTAGTTTGTTGGTTCAAGTTAAATGTACAACAAAAGTACGAATTTTCAAAATAATATAAACAAAAATGGTGTAGTCTTTTGAACCACACCATTTTGATATATATAATGAACAAGTAGAATTACAGAGAGTAACCTGTGATTGGGTTCTTAGCCACAATCTTCAGCAACCTTGTAGGGTCCATTACAACCAGAGCACCTTGCTTCTGGAACATTTTCACCTTGTAACCATTGAAGTCACCTGAAGACTGGAAGCCTTTTGTACGGCCCATGTAGTCTGCAGTACCGTTCTGGTACATCCAGTGGAACTCGTGATCGTGCTTGTCACGGAGCATTTTGATGTTATCTGTACCACGATCAGTTACGTCAAAGATGATGTAGCTGTAAGATGACAGACGGAAACCGTTGATGATCGGATTCTCGATCTCGTTAGCCTCCACGTTGTCAAACGCAGGGTTGATAACAAACTTCAGGTTTGCCAAGAATGGAATTGTGTACGATGTGAAAGCGTAACCGAAGTCCAAGTCAAGAGCTTCACCCTTGATAGCACCCAGCTCGTGAGCGTTCTGTACCAGACCAGAGTTGATAGCAAACTGCTGAATAGCTTTGTTCATCTGCTGCATACCGGCCAGACCAGTCTGAACAATCAGCTTACGCTTAGGATCAGGACCGTCAAAGTTCACCTTACCGATGTAGTAGTTGTAGATTTCAGAGTTGAACATGTCTGTACTGAAAGTACCAACATTGTACACTTTCTTGTAACCGTTGTCAGACTGGATCCACAGACCTGTAGAGAATCTCAGATCATCCGGACCATCCTGCTGAACACGACCACCTTTACCCCACATAAGGTAAGTTTCGAGGTCTGTAGTTACTTTCTTGATAGCCTGACGCTCAATCTCAGTGATGAACGCTTTGCTGATCTGACCTTCTTTCATTGCTTTCAGCATACCTACCTGGCCCAGACGAGTTGAGATGTCTTCCAGAGTACGGAGTGATGGATCAGCACGAAGAGATGGATCGTTAACTTTCCAGATCTCAGTTACCGGAATACCGCCTGTATTCTGACCGTTACGCATCATTGCATCAGCTCTCTGAGTGATGTGGTAAGAAGCATTCGCTTCAGCGTTACCCAGGATGTTATAGAACTCCCTGTAGCCGGCACGAGATACAACGTCATCCCAACGCTCACCGTATTCACCACGACCAGACGTTACACGGAATACTTTGGTACCAGGTACCAGGTATTTGTTATCCAAATAAGCAGCAGAGTTGTTGTTGATCAGTTTACATGTGTAAACAAACTCGTTGTTACCCATAGAAACGATTGGATCTTCAGTTACCCTGAACTCCAGACCACGATATTTATCGAATGTCAGGACTGCAGTATGACCATATTCCCTACGGTTCAACACGATACGGAAAGACCTTTCAGCCAAACCTTTCTTACCGTCCTGTGGGTCAATGTCACGAGTGATCTGAGGAAGATCGTTTGCAACCGGTGTCTGCCATGTGTAACGACCACGAGGATCATCTACATCAATGGTATTACCTTTACCAAAGTTAGAGAATGCGTACAGGGGCATCTGTGCAACCTGTGTGTTAGCCCAAAATTCGATGGGACCGAGATCGGTAGGTTTCGCATCCTTCATCATATTATACAAGTGATAGGAGTCGTAGTTCGAGCCTATCTCGTACACGTTATCACGAAGTGCGATACCATTGTTTAAAACTGGAGTACTCATTGTTTATTTATCTATTTTAATTGTTTACAAAATTGTTTATCGTTCAAATAAGTTTTTCGGTTTGATGAGCTTCTTTTTACTTGACTTAGTTTCTTCAACATCATCAACACTATAACTACCATTGTTCTGCAGTTGTTCTGTTTTTAACTTTTTTACTGTTTCAGTAACTGCAGCATTTTTACCTTGTTGCCTTATACTGTTTCTATATCCATCCGGATCGGCCAGCAGATATGTTACTTCTGCAAGTAATTCAAAATTTGGTTCAACGTACTGGATCCTATCCAACATGTGTCCCAAAAGGTTTGTTGCTTTACCTGATGCACTTGGATAAGCAACATTGGTAAGACCTTCATAAAGCATAGCTTGTGTTTTTCTATCAAGCTTTATTCCATTCAGATCACCTTTCTGAAGAGCCTGGCCAACATTCGATACATACATCTGAGCAGCTTCTCTTTGTTGACGATTGAACTCTGCCTGTTGTGCAAGCTGATATTCAACCTGCTGTTTCTGCATCTGATCCAGCTTTGGTTTAAAATCCTTAGCTTTCTTTTCAAGACGATTGCTTTCTTTCCAGTTAGCTATTTCCTCTTCAATCTCATCAGATGTACCAAAGTTTGTTGCCTGTAGATAATTTCTGGCTATGATAATTTGACCATCTTCATCCTCAGGATCTAACTCCCTTACCTGCTCAACCCTTGCAAGTGCAGCAAACAGACTCTTCATGTCCTGTCCACCTTCCAGTGCATACCTTGCAGCATATTGCAGCTCTTCCGGTAATGCTTCAAAGAACTCCTGTGGGGTGCGTTCAAGAAGTTCTCTCTCCTTGGACTCCCAATTTGCATCAAGCATTTGATGCAGTGTTTTTTCAGATTGCTTTGAAAGATACTCGTCAAGACTTTGTTTCTTTTCATCCCAATCCTCAAAAGCAGAAAACTCTCCTGCTTCTATCTTTTCTTTCAGATATCCTGCCAGGGCATTCTTATCTGATTTTGGTCTTCCTGTTCCGCTTTGTGTACTACCTCCATTCTCATCGTCATCATCTTCATCATCCTTGCCTATCGAATCCAGAATCTTGTTAGCTTCTGTTTCATTGACAATTGGTTTTGCTTTAGCGGGTTCATCTTCAGACTTTGGATCTGTGACATCTTCAGTTTTGTTTGCTGGCACCGGCTTATCCAAAAACGACATGTCATTATCATTACTCAAGATATTTGGTACCTTGGATGTAAGTACATCTCCTGTATCTACACCCGGGAACAATTTGTCAAGATCTACAACTTCTGTAGTTACTGTAGTTTGCATTTATATTTATTTGTTGGTTCAATATTAATATACAATAATCTGGGACAAGAAAAACATTCTATGTTTAGAAAAATGCACTCTTAGCTTTTTTTGTTTTTGTCCTTAACTTTATTGTTGATTTTTGCTACTTGTAACTGAGCAGTGGTTCTTTTGGACTGTTCAGCTATCTTTTGTCTCTGAATGTCCAAATAAGTTTGCTCAAGTCTGGTATCTGTAATATGTTTATCTCTTTCCAGATTCATCTTATCAGTAGACTGACGTTGTGACTCAAGAAACTTCATATTATCCAGGTAGTCATTTTGTTCATTCTTGTTTATATCCACTGCACCAGAGAAACCGGCAGCTCTAATTTCAGCTTCTTGAATACGAGTATCTCTATCAAGCTGTTTCTGTTCGGCTTCAAATTGCTGCTGTTGTTGTTGCATTTGTGCCTGATGCTCCTGTTCAGCTTGTTGAGCTTCTTGTTGTTGACGTGCCTGATCTTCTTGTTCCTTCTGATGACGAAGTTCCATAGCCTTAAGGCCATTTTCAAGATCAACCATATCATCAGCTTTGATTGCCCTAATTCTGTCCCAAAGAGTTGCATTGCTAGTATTATCCTTAAGCATCATCTGTTTAATGTTCTCAAGAATATTACGCATACCAACCCTGGTATGACAACTTACATTAATATCTCTACCTACAAGATCTTCTCCATTCAACATAAACAATACCTTTTCTTCATCCTTAGTCACATATTGTAAACGCAAGGATGGTTTTGTTGATTGGTAGAATTGGGCCAGGTCAGTTCTCATTTGGTGAACTCTTGGCATTAATTCATCTGAGTGCTGGATAAAGTACTGTTCTGTTTGGGCATATGAAGCAGCAATAGCTTGTTCTATACCGGTAGCTGTTTGTGATTGATCTATAGGTGTACCCATACGTTGAGGATTCAAACCTATAGATGCAAGTGCTTCTTCTTTAATCCACTGAGCCTGTCTGATCTTTGACATGATCCTTTCATGCTGACTCATGTCTATTTTCTGGAAAGGCATTTGTTGAATAGCAGTTTCTGTATTCAGGATAGAAGTATCTATCGGAATCATTGAGAAGTTCTTAGCTGCCAGGTAAGCCTTTTGGATATTGTTCTCACCCCAATCCTCACCCATTGAGTTCTTAGGCAGTGTCCTTTGGTCAAATACTATAATGGTACCAAGCTCATCTATTTGAATATCCTGTATCTGGTTCAGTACCATGTTGTAACCTACCTGATATGGTTTTAATCTATCTACTAAGGATTTGCTCTGAGTATTGTAATCATTAAATACACGACCTTCTACCGGTAGTTTGCAACCCCAGGTTGTTTTACTACCTTTAAATTGATATTTGATTCTACCTGGAATACCTCCGGTCATACCAACATACATGGGGGCAAAACCAGAAGGGTTATTCATCCCTATAAAGCCAGGAATATTGGGGCCGATCTTGTATCCTCCCCAGGTTTCGTTCATCCAAAACCAATCAATATGTTCTCCAAAAATTAAGTTGTCTTTACTTTTCTCTTTGAAAACCAGTGTGTTATATAAAGGCTTGTCTGTTATTTTATAGCTTTCATCAACTATTTCTTGGATGACCATACCTGTCTCATCTATCTTAGTCAGGTGACCCATCATACGTTGAGTCTTCCAGTAGATAGTTGCTACCCTTACAAGGTAAGCTGAGTCAGTATCCTGAAGATCCTCATTCTCATCAAGGATCCATCGTATAATATCACCGTTACTTTTATGTGTGTTGTAAGCACTCATAAACTGTCTCATGCCTACACCCGGGCCCTGAGTATTCCATTCATATGACATGGTAGGATCATAAAATGCACCACTCTCATTACCTAAACCGGTCTGAGTGTACATTGCACCACGAACAGGATACAGAGAGTTAAGTGTTTCCATCTGGTCCTGGCTCATCATCCATCCGTATTTGTCAATAACTTCTGGTACTGTCATAAGGGTAATCATACCTACCCAAGCAGCATCAGACATGTATCTGACATTAGGAGACTTACGGTAAAATACCTGGGTAGGATTCCATGTCTCTAAAACATAGTCATCTTCTCCCATAACAAAGTGCCAATACTCCCTATCAGTTATAAGAGAGTTTCTGAAGTTTTGGCGTTCCAGTTCTTGCATTGAGAACCTGTCATTGTCAACTGCCATTTGATGTTCGGCCCATTCAGCATAAATAGAACGATAATCTTTTGCATAAAATCTTTGAATCTCCGGCAAACTTTTAATTGCCTGAGGATTCATCATTTGTTGAGCTTCTTCAGATTCAGGATCCATGCCCATTTGTTGCAAAGCAAGTTGTTGTTTTAGTGTAGCTTTTTGTAAAAGTACCTGCTCAACATCTTTATACTTTTCTTGTAACAACTCATTAGCACTTTGTTCATCCCTCATTTCAAAAGTTATCCGAGAATACCTTTTAGAAAACTCATTGGTAAGAACATCAACAACAGTAGGGATAATAGGATAAAACTTCAATTCAAGAGCAGAGACATCTTCTTTTATCAATGGTTCAATTACTTCACTGTAGTCACTTTCTGCTATGATATAATCACTTTTTTCAATTTGTGCATTAGCCAGCTTATAGTTCTTCAGCATTTTACCTGCAGTCCGTTTGAGTTGCCTCATGCCAGTCCATTCAATATAGTCCATTACCTGAGCCGTCCATTGCTGATCCTTTTCTTTCATCGGCAACATCTGGTAAGGCTGGTATATACCACCAAGGGTTTTGCCATATAAAGGCTCAACCTTTGCCCCGGCCTTTAGCTGCATTGCATTTAAAACTGCCATATACGAATAACTTTATCTTATCTAATATTTTTAAATGGGTTTCTATTGGCCCTTAACATGTTACCATTGCCGGCCCTACCAATATTTTGAAATAATGGTCTATCTGCCCCTTTAAATGTAACAAATTTTGACGGATTTTCCAATTTATCATCTGATCTTTCGATTTTCTTTCTCATTCTACCTGAAGCCTGAAGGATCTTTACAAAGGTCATAAGTAGTGCATAAGAGATAAGTCGGTCAGCGTTCATACCAGGTTGGTAAAGCTGCATCTCCTTTAAGATCATAGGGTCCGTTATTCTTTCTACACCATAATGTATCCGGGTAACATTTCCTTCCTGATCTCTTTCCTCATACATTACTTCTGATAAAGAGTTGACAGCATACTCCAAAAGAACCTTCCAAAGCCTGGGTGTCATGGTAATACCGTACCTTTCATTACCACTAAGTTTAATATCAAGCTCTTTGTCAAAAATCATCTCATCCCTAAAGACCAGATACTTCTGACGTTTTTTGGATCTCATGTAGTTGATGAAACCCGGCTTGTTGTTTTCACACAATGCTCTGGCATTATAGTATTCAACTAATCTTGATATGTACTCATTGGTTTCATTAGGGTCATCAAAACGACCACACCAGAATGCTACAATTTTTCCACCCTCTATGTGTGTAGTAAGTTTTACCTCTGGTTTACCTTGTTCCTGTTTCTTTTTACTGATCGGGCCCCACTCTAATTCAACTCCTTCTTTGCCCGGGGCCGGAGCTTTACGGAACACTTCTTCATTAACTACCTCTATGTCCATCTTGTAGACAACTATAGATGCAAGTGAGGCAGATGTAGTTGTCTTACCAACCTCTACCGGGTCAATTGCACATATGTACGTACCGTGAGGTGCATTTTTTATAGGATGTTCATGAATACAAACAATACCTTTCTTGTCAACAGTCTTCATGGGAAGAGGGAACTCACTGATCGGTCTCCGGTCAGAATTTAGTGCCTCTATCTCATTCTTGTTATTCCTGATCAGGTCAACGTACTCCATTGCATATTCACCTTCTTCTATACGTCTGAGCTGACTACCTGTATGCTGTGCCGGGAAAACAGAAACTGTCCTCATGGCAAAAGCCTCTCTGATGTTCCGGGGCCGTTGTGATACTTCAAGCTGATACTTCTCCTCACTCATTACCCTTCTCATCCTTTCAAACTCGTTGTTCAGATAAGCAAGAGCCTCTTCTACTTTTGAGTTACCAAACTCATCAGTAAAGTTTGTTTCTCCTTCCCCGGTCAAACTCCATTGTTCCGGAATAAAGAGAGCAGTAATTCCTGTTGTACCGTTTTCATCAATCAGATCGGTTTCTATAGAATAGAAATCATTGGCATCCGGATTCATTATAAAATCCCTAAGTGGCTCACACTGAGACAGATCACCTACGGATCCGGCTATTGTAAAGACTCCGGTAACACTTGTACCCTGTCTCATAGCTGACTTCATATATCCATATGTGATGTCTGCTGTTGGTGCAACCCCACCTTCTTCGTAGAACATTTCGTTACAGGCACCACCTACACCCGATACCGGATCCTTATCAAAAGAGATGCCGGTAATGGTAGCCATAGTACCGATTTCTACCTTTCGACCATCCGGTGTTTTGGTCTCAACCTTTTGCTGCCATGAAAACACTTTATCCGGAAAGTTGCCACATGCCCAGGCAGTATGCTTGTTTGTAAAGTTGTGGTACTGGTTAAGGAACTTCCAGCAACCGTTAGTAGCATCAATGTACTTTTTATCAGATGCACCTATCTTGGCCACAAAACCTTCCTCAAAGATGTACTTGTTGTAGAGCTTGGCTATATGAAAATAAGAAGAAGCCATCTGCCTCTTCTTAACTATAGCTATGTTCTTACCATGTAACTCGGCCAGGAACTCATACAGGGCCATATGATACTGTACATCCCTGAGGCCGGGAAACTCAAACTTTGTATGTACAGTGTTGTAGATCTGTAGGAAGTTTAACCAATGATACAGAAACCTTGGAAGATACCATACCTGGCCCCGACTACCTTTTATAATAACCCCTTTTCTACATTTTTCCCTTTCACTATCCCAATAATCAATGTAGTCTCTTGACATTCTCGGAGCATCACAGAACATACCCTTTGCTATAAATGTTCTGGCATGTTTGCTAAACTCCTCAACTGCTACACGATCAAACTCATACTTTCCCGGTTTCTTAAACAGTTGTTTAACAAAATCCCTAAACTCTTCTTTAGTCTCAAACCGAGTATAGCCCCAGGTACCATCTTCTTCTCTTGTCGGTATGTTTCTATATAGAATGCTCATCTTTTACTTTTATTATAATCTACTTAGTTGTGAATCGTAAGTACATTATTTATCTTTGTTATATTTTTAAACAGGTTCATTTGTAGTCCTTTTTCTACAGTGTACCAATCATCTTCTCTTCTTATGCTTGGTTGAATACCAGGAATACCTATTTGTTTAGCTATCTCTATTGGAATACAAAAGTTACCCCAATCAATATGTGACATTTCTAATTTTGTAATCAATATTGCATGTCCACATAAATGATTAATGGAATCCCAATAACAAAAATCAGCTTTTGTTTCAGATAACCTTTTAAGAATAAGTTCAACTGTCCAAGAAAGATAGTAATCCTGAATAGATGTTTGTATTATGTATTCAGTAGTAACAAGATTGTTTATTGCATCTAATCTGTTCAAACAAGCATTATTGTTATTGACTTCTGTTTCATAGTATCTTACCCTTGGATCATTATAACTATTTGCCCAAGATTTCATTTCTGCAGATGCACCATTATGATAAATGATCAGCTCCCAATTTGGGTTACTTTGCATTATTAAAGAATCAAGCAAGGGTCGGTTACTGAAAACTTCATTAAAAGCCAATGCTACAAATGTTACTTTCATTTTTTGTCTATTTTACAACCAAATTTTTTTCTCATCTTGACACTCATTAAAAGTTCGATAATGATCATCCCATTTACTTTCTGTTCTAAAGTTTGCATTTTTTTGAAAAACATTAACATCGCCTTTTTTTATTTTAGAAATGTAATTTTCTTTTGTTCTCATAATGCAATGTTTTATGTAAGCTATATCACTTTTAAAATCAGAGAAAGGTCCATATATTTCATTAAAATTTGTATCTATAGTTCCTTTTACAACAAAATGAGGATCAGGTGCAGGTATAGTAAGATTTTCAGGTTTCACAATAGATTTTATATGAGTATTGATTGGATTGGTAAATCTACAGTGCTTGTAATAATCCTTATGTGAACTGTGTATTTCTATGTCAGAAGAACCAAAACATAACCAGTTAATTCCAACCCCCGGGTACTGATCATAATCGGCAAGAAATGCTTTAATGTCACTATGCTTTTTAAGGATCAGATATTCATCTGTATCAAAAAAGGCAATCCACTTATACTCATTCTTGTACTTTACTGCACAATCATAGTAAGCCTTTGTTTGATTGCCCGGCCATACTGACGGCCATCTATGTACTATTACATTAGGGTTTTCTGAAACAACCGGTTCTGTAGAATCATTATCGTAAATAATAATAGAATCTGCCCCTAACTTTAAATAATAATCTATAAACTCAGGAAGCATTTCCGGTTCATCTTTTACTATAAGACAGATGGCTATTTTTTCTTTCATCAGTTCTTTATGTTTAGTACTTTTTCAACTCTTATTTTTTTCTTTACAAGGTTTGATTTCATTACATCCTCAATAAACAGACCATCTGCCATGTATGCATCAGGATGATTGATTCCTACCTTTCTTGCAATGTGTGACTTCAGTGCAAAGTTACTCCAATCCATTCTGCCACGGACAGGTTCTGCATTTATGATATTGTATCCGAAGGAATGGTGGATACAGGGCCAGTAGATCAGATCATTACTGCTTAATTGTTCTATGACATCTACAAACACCGGCATGTAATATTCCTGGATAGTAGTCTGTACCACAAACTCTGTATCTACCAGTTTCAGTGCATCTATACGATTATAACAGCCCCAGGAACCCTTGTTCTCTTCGTTTTCTATGTACTGTATCCTCTCATCACCAAAAGCTTCAAATATGGCTCTCATTTCAGGGTTAGGTCCATCGTGCCAAACAATAGCTTTCCAGTTAGGATTCTTCATGCATTTGAGCATCCCTATGAACATGTATGGTTCCCATTGTTCTTTATAGGTAATGACTACAAATGTTACTATTGGTTTTTTATTACTCATACTGTTTAGTTTCTTTGTATCCGGCTTGTTGATGGAAAGGTATTACACGATCACCTTTTACTTTGGCTTGTTCTTCCTTCAAAACATTCTCAAGTTTATTGTAGTTCTCCCAATAGGTAGAGAGTTCTTTAAGCATAGCTCGTATCTCACTGGAATTACCATCCTTACCAGTAGTAATCTCTTCATCATCCAGAAACCGGCCCACCTTATCCAACATCTTCTTGGCTCCCAAGAATGTTCTGAGCACCGGTGTCTCGTAAAGCTTCTTGCACTTGTTTACTGTATCTACTATAACATCATCCTCAAGAGAAAACTTAAGTGGTGCCAGGTCTGCCATAACCACGTCTTCTTTCTCATCCTCAGGTAGGTTGACATAAGGATTGATTGTACCATCAGGACAGGTTGTAAAGAAGATGTACTTGTAGATCTGTATGTAATCATTAGGGTACAGTGTCATTATTCTCTCAAGCCAGGGTATAGCATAACATGCCTGGCTAGGGGTAAGTTTACGATCCTCAACATCAAATAGATTGATTAACATTGTTGTACTTGTTTAGTATTTTACGGATTCTTCTTGCTGCTCTTTTATGTGCTTCAGCTTCAAGTCTTAAATTGTCTTTTTCTTCAATAACTTCTTCCATAGTTCCTTGGTCAAGAGTAACACTGTCTCGTAACCATAAAAGATAATCAGCAATATCAAGGTGCTTTATTAATGATCTTTTTAGTAGCCATATTTTTATAATTTCTCTCAGCATGTTACTTCAGGGTATTCGTTAAGTTCAGACGGTTCTACAGGCTTAACTATAACAGAAGAGGTTATCATCTTGAGCATCTTTGCAAGAGCTCTTTTAACATCCTCTTCTTCATATAATTTTTTACCCTTTACAATATAAGGAGTCATTGTTCCTATAATATCTTCTATCATTTCAGAACCGATTTAATTACTTGTTTCCTTACTTCATTCCACTTAAGAAGATCATAATCCCTTTTTACCCATTCGCTCATCTTCTGACCCATGTCTTTTACAAAGTTAGGGTTTTTGATACAGTACCTTATATGCTTGATCCAATCATCAGGAGTCTCTACCCACATAATACCCTCCTTACCATAAAGGGTACTGTAAGGAAGAACCTTTGAACAAATTACCGGTATTCCTTTACAGCCGGCCTCAATGATCTTAAGTTCACTCTTATGATTGTTCCAATCAGTATTCAGTAATGGTACCAGTGCAACATCTGCCTGATCATAGTAATCAATGTACTCTTCAAGATCCGTAGAAGGAAGTATTCTTGATGAGCCTGTTTCTGCAAAGACTGAAGCCATCTTATCCCACACATCACGTACCTGTATCATTGTAGGCTTTTTGTTTTCAAAGTCTTCTTTAGTTAGGTAACGAGGAACTGTTGTTGGTTCATATCCTGCCAGAACAAACTCTGCATTGTTTTTAATAAACGGTTCCCCACCCATCTTTTTAAACTTCCCTCTTAACATCTCAATGTCAGCCAAATGAGAAGAACCTCCTACGTAAATAAAAGTCATCTTATCATGTGGTACCGGTTTTGGTACATAGTTCTCATAACCAAAAGGAAGTGCATTTGGAATTACTACAGTATTCTTATTGTACTTTCTTATTTTCTCCTGAAGCTTTAGTGTTGTACAGATAACAAGATCTGCAACTTGTATATTGTCAATTACTTTCTGTGCACTACCTCTCTGGTTCCAAATATCATAGAAAGGATGAGACACCGGCAGATCCCAAGAGTCATCTACGTCTACAATGATTTTAGTACCTTTCTCTTTGATTGCTTTGAGCTGATCAACCTGGGTCCAAATAAACTTACTGTACAATAGTACATCTCCATCTATTTTATGCTCATCCTGAACAATCCATAGCATCTCTGCTTCTTCGTTTTCATCCCATTTCATAAACTCCATGGGAGTAACAATCCTATGATAAGCAATACCTGATTTCTGCTGTACTACAAACTGTAATTTCATTTGATCAATTTTTGTTTATTTGTTTTTAACCAGTTGATTACTGCGTGAACTTCTTTTTTCAAATAAGGAAGTTCTATCTCTTCAATCTCTTTTACAATAAAGTTTCCTGCCTCATCCTTTTTGTAAATAGGGTATCCGTACTTATCCTCGTCTTCTATTTCAAACTTGACGTGCTCAATGATCAGTGTACCCGGGCTGAGATTAGGATTATGTCTAAGCATGACGTACATGTACAGAGATAGCTGTAAAGCATAGTGGTAAAAGTGACAATCTTCAAGATGATTAACCGGTGTCAACATCATCTTTTTTATACCTTCCCAATTTACAAAGCTGTTACGCTTAATCTCCTTAGATGTCTTGTAATCCTTGATAAAGATCTTTGCATCTCTTACCTCTACATAGTCAGACTGACCACATATCCCCTCTGATTTCAGATAGACCATATGTTCAGGATAGATACCATTAAGCAGGACCTGATCAGGTGCATACTTAATACCATCTTCTACTTTTGGCCGGAACACATTAGTTGCCCCTTTCTCGTACAAAGCATCTTCCCTCATCTTATGGTACCAACTACCAAGCTCTACAGATCTTTGACCCTCTGCATTCCATGCATTCTGTATCTCAGTAGGAGGTAAACCATACCATTTGTTTGGATACTTTGCAGTAGGTTTTCTATTAGAGGACTTGATAGATTGTTCCTTTGCATTGAACTTCTCATGCAGATGTCCCACCAAAGTAGTTATACCCAACCACTTAATGTTGTCAGGTATAACTGAGGTGTAGATATGTCCTTTTTCTATAAACTTAATCATTGCTTGCAGGTTCTACCGGTTCAACTTTTGTATTTTCTGTAAGCCACTGATAAAACTCCTGGGCCAAAACAAGTGTACCTTTCATCTGCATAGTTGCTACAGAATCGGCACTCATTGATATTGATCTGTTATTAGTTGCTACTGCCAATTCAAGGCACTTAATCTTCAAATCCGTAGATTTCATCTTTTTTATTGTTTAGTTGTTTCCAAAGATCATATTCTTTCTTATCAATAGTCTTCCAACTGATAAGCTGCTTGTGAAGCATTTTTGCT